TCTGATAGCGCTAGAGGCTTTATCTCATCTTTCATGAAACCAAGTACCTCTTCTGTTTTTTTAATCATTACAGAGGCTTCTATAGGGCTTACCCATCCGTCTTTAACAGCTTGAATAGCTTGCTCTGCCCTAGTCTTTAAATCTGCCTTTGACAGCTTAAGGAATGAGGTTGTGTCTAATACTGATATTGTTTTATTGTCTTCCATTACTTGTGTCCTTTAGTTGGATAAATACCGCCTTGTGTTTTAAGTCTCTCTAATTTTTCAGTTAAGTCCTTTATTTCTTTTTCAGTTTTAATTCTATCGCTTTCAGCTTTTTCTTTGATTATGATAGCTTTTTTCTCTTTAAGAGCATCAGATAAATATTTATCATCAACACTTGAAAAATTATACATACTAAGTTTGTCAATACCTATACTTTCGTAGTAGGTTATTCTTTCTTTTGTGATTTGCTCAATTTCCTCATCAGTTTTATCTATCAGGAAACCATATTTATGATCAATATAATCGCTTGAAGTATCGTAATCATCGTAGAGTTTATATGCCCAAAAATTCTCTTCGCCAGTCCTTATTTTGATTGTAGCTGATATTTTAGTACTCCAAGATGATTTTGGTTTCCAATCTTGAGGCATCCATCCTTTATCACTGAAATATGTTATTCTTTTAGCGTTTGAAATCTCTTGTCTATTTATAATATACTTAGATACATCTGTTTTAGTGCCTTTGATGAGTTCTAATTCTCTTTTGGCATTTGCTAGCTCAATAGACACTTCTGATATAGTGTTTCGTAATAGTTTTATCTTTTCGTTTGTGCTTTTATACTCCTCATCAATAACAGGTATAGGCGCTGTTTTAAAGACTTTATCTACCAATTGTAGTGAACCACTTAGATCCTCATAATCTTCTCCCTCATAGCCTTGATAATACTCATATGGGTTGATAAGGTATTGTCCCTCAATTTCTTTAACTAACTCTGCTTTCTGTCCGTTTTTTAGATATACTGTATTCATAATTTATTTCTTAAATATTAAAATCCTTTTGTTAATTAATTGCTCTAGCTTTCCATTGTTAGCTAATAATGGAGGAAGAGACTGTTTATAAGCTTCTAACTCTTTAACTGATTTAAGAGTGCCTATAGTCCTTACTACTTCTTCTATTTCTTTTGATAGTGTTTCCATTGCTAATCTTTTAAGATGTTTGGGGTTAAAATATCATCAACTTCATTGTCAAAGTCAACATCAAGAATAAACTTTATGTCTCCATCTTTAACTAATGCTGTTAAGTCTATAATTCCTCTTGAGGTTTGTAATCCTCTGAATGTTTCTTTACCGTCTTGGTAAACGTCAAATATTGCTCCTGGTTCCATTGTAATTATGCTTTAGGTGATAGTTCTAATTTCCTTGCGTCCTTATCTGCTAGGTATGTTGCTTGTAGTTCTTTTGGGATTAAAGCCCATTCTGCCGCTAGTTGAGTTAAGTCTTTAGCGTCTTTAAGCTTTTGTTTGTAGTCTATTACTATAGGTGCCGCTATCGGTGCTTTAGGAGCGTTAGGGTTTTTGTTATTAATGTAAGTAGTTAAATCGTAAATACGCTTCCCTTGTTCATCTACTGGATGCGGGTATTTTCCTGTCCCCTTAACATCACTTGCGGCAACATATTGAATGTCCATATCATACAAGAACCTACCTATACCCCAATTAACAGCACTTCTTTTACACGAGTCACTTGCTTGTCCTTTTTCTTTCTCAGTATTACTTTCTGTTCCACAATCTTCTCTCCATTGAATAGTGCCGTTTGGCATCTCTATACCTATTGAACAGTATAGTCTACCATCAAGCATTTGGTGCTTTCTATGCCATCCGTAATCACAATAGGCATCTAACACCTCTTGTACGTCTCTTACGTCAATATAAGCCATCACAGTAGCTATAGGCTTTCTATCTGAGTATGATTGTACCCTCCATTGGTATGGAATAGGTTTCTTCAATAACGGTAGTAATCTTGCTAAATATTCTTTGTTAGTTTCCATTGTTTATTTCTCTTTATTAACCCAAATGAATTTTCTTTCTATTCCGTTTACTGTAACTTTTAAGTCTGCTATATCATAAAGATTTTCTAAGGCATAGTTACATTCATCAGTAGATTCTTGTTCTGTTAAGCCAGCTTCTTGATCTGTAAGTCTATCACCAAAGTTGTCTTTAATATCTTCAAGCCTAATCGCTATCCAGTCTTTCTCTTCAATCTTTGATTTCTCAATAAGCGGAATGATCACGTTTAAGCCATCAATTACCGATTGTGATAGATTCTTAACCCCCTCCCAAGATGTTTCATCTGATAGCTTTATTTGTAGGTGATATAACCAAGTATTCATACTATTTCTCTTTATTTAGTTCTTCATAAACCCAATCAGATCCATAATTATCACCATACATTTTGTTTGCTTCATCAGCACTTACTTCGTTGCTAACGACTATCGGTTTTTTATTTTCTGTTTTCATAATCAAATGTTAAAAGCTAATTTTCTCAGCTCTGTTAAGTTGTTGTTTAAAAAATTGATATTTATTCCTGTTTGCTGTGATATTGCTTCTAAAGCTTCTCTTACCTCTTCTGTGCTGCCTTTGTATACTTTCTTAGCTAACTCTTCATTGCGGAAGGAGCGCTTGAGGTTTCTTTTAAACTCGGGTGAAATGTTCATAATTACCAATTTACGTTTACTGTTTTTCTGCCGTCCCACTCATTATTGTCAAGTTGTTTAACTATCACATCACAATGGGCAAATACTTTTTCTTTTTCCTCTGGCTTACCAGACACCCTAACTACTCCTTTCAATGGCTTCATCTCTTTGCCATTGCTTTTTAAACCCCACTTGAATATGTTAACTGAGAATGATTTACCACCCCAATCTGCAAACTTGTTTGCGCTGTCTTTATCGTAGTCATGTTTACCTACGAATTGAATGTCTCTTGTGTTATACATTTTCTTTATTTATTTAAGTGTTTCAATCTAATGCTTTGTTAATTGCTTCTTTAGCTTGTTGCTTGATTTTCATGTGTTCGTTTTTAATCTTTCTCATATGTTCTCTTCTCCTATCTTTTTCCTCGTCACTTAAATGTAACTTGTAGCCTTTTTTATATGGTCTGTCATTAGTTATTCTTGTATGATCACTTTTATTAAGAATTTGTAAATTCTCTATTCTATTATCATCTTTAATACCATTAATGTGATGTACGTCTTCACTAGACAATAATTTTCTGCCAATGTGCTTTTCCATTACATACCTATGTTGTCTATATTGGACCTTTACATTATCAACCCATACATGTCCCATTATATATCCCTTATAACCTTTATACCAAGATTCTTGCTTTCTGTGCAGATGAGCTTTATTATCTCTCTTTGCATATAAACATGGCCTACTACAATACTTATTTTTAATGCTTTTTGGCCTAAACTCTGTTCCGCAATTACCACATATAACATCTGGGAGGCTACGATTTCTTCTGCCTATAGTATCAAGCAAAATTTTGTTGTCTACAGAAGTTCCTTTAAATTGTTTTTCCATTGTTCTATTGTTGTTTAAAGTAAAATCCATTGGTTTTGATTTGGTAAGAGGGTGAATTTGAGATGAGGAAACGTTCTTTCTAATTCAGATTCAAAATCTTCTTCAAAAGGGTCGTTAATTAAAAGCCATTGATTATACCAAGCATTTACTGCTATTTCTATTTCTTCTTTCATATTGTTTAGGGTGTTTACTTCTAATTAAACTGTTATTAGTCTATTAAATAATGTAACATACTTAAAGAGTATAAAGGGATTATGTTATATACTTAGTAAGTGTTTATTGATTTGCTCAATAGTATAACCGTTCTGTAGGTAGGTAGCCTGTTCAATACTTGATAGCTTGTAAAAAGGCTCATACTCTACGCGCTTAAGTGAATAGTTAAGCTTAAGTTCAAATTTACAAGTGTATAAAATGCCATCAATCTTTCTAATATTCCTATCCCCTCTTGAAAGTAGTTTTGCGCATAACATAGCATCAATAGATGACTTAGACTCTACAATCTTAATCAAACCTTCTTTTTCTAATGATTTGATCTTCTTAACAGCGGTTGAAAGATTTTTTGTATGGAACATTTTAGCTACCGACCTTACAGATGCCGTTATTATTGGATTTGCTTTATCATTTGGATTGGAGGCACTGTTTTGTACTCTTTCGTGTGTTTGCCTTTGCTTCTTCTTGATTTCAGCTAATTGTTTATTGTGGTGGTTTCTAAATAAAACCAGGTCTCTAAATTTTGTTGGATCAGATGTTACTCTGTAATCGTTTTTATTTGCTGGTTTAAATTTCCAGTCTTGGTTATTTGAATGTAATCGTAAATGCTTCCCTTCTACTTTAGCTAATCCGAGGCGTATGGCATCATTTAAGTTACGCCTTAACTTGTAGTCGGAAATCTTTAGATGGGTTGCTATAAGTGTTAATTGAGCTTTGTAGTTAAGGATAATAGGATGTTTTACTTGTGAGCGAAGTTGACGAACAAATAAGTACACGTTTGAGAATTTAGTCCCCAATTCGTGAGCCTTTATAGTGGCTGATATACTTAGTTTAGTTTGTCTTAATCTTTCCAAAACAAAAGGGTTAGCTGAACATAATCGAGATACTTACAGCGCCTGTCAAACGATTGTATCTTATTAAGCCAACTAACCCTTAAGGATTATCTTGATGTTTTTAACTTTAGATTAGAACTTGAGCTGACAGGCACTGTTTAATCTTACACCAAAGATAGAATGTTTTATGTTAATGGCAAAAATTATTTTAAAGAGTTGGTATTTTACTCATCAAAAAGTCTCTGTCTTGTGTAAAAGTAGGGGGTTCAATACTATTCCAAGCTGAACGAATTACGTTTGGTTCTTTTTCGTAAACTTCCCTAACAATTAAACGTCCCCTTTTTTGCTTAACAGGAAAATCGTTCCAATTTGTGCCTTTTTGAAAAATCAATTCTTGCATTTGCGTTGTGTTTTTCTTCTCAAGTTCTTTGTGTGAGTACAACGCTTGGGCTACAGACGAAATAGAGTTTCTAACTGTGTCTTGTTGTCTCCATACAAAGTAATTGGCGACTTCTTCTTTATCGCTTATCTGAAAAATACGGCTATCAAATTCAGCCCACTTCATTTTATCACCTAAGCGTTTCATTCTAGCTTCATTAAAAGCCCTTGTAGCCATAGAAGCTGATACACTAGCCATTTTCTGTAGATTACAATCAAACCATGCCTGGGTAGTATTTTCTTCAAAATCAGTAAGCAAAATGTTTATTTCATCTGATTGAACAAATGCAAATTTTGCTCCCATTATGTTTTTGCATAGATATGCTGCGGTGGCATCCATATCCTCAATTAGACCTAAATCAAATGGCCTTTCCAAGCCTTTTGTGAATGTGTGAAAAGCTTTGCCGTCTACCCTGATTAAAGTATAACTTCTGCGTGGCAAGAAGTAACGAGTTCTATTCTCGTAATTGCTTTTCATTCTATCTCCTAAATTGTCTTTCATCTTTATTTTAAATCGTAACGTTTATCCCTAATTAATTGATCCTGTGTTTCGGCAAAACTCTTTGTGTACTTATGAATATCCCAATTCATAATTTTAGTGCCAGTAATAGTATCTTCCCAATGTCTCCCTTTCCTTTGATACCTTACAGGGAGGTCTTTAAGTTGTTGTTCTTTTTTCATGGCTTAACTTTTCAATACTTAGTATATCTTTTATAATGTTATCAAGTTCTTGCTTATATCTTTGTAAGGATCTGTATGCCTTCACGGATTTGATGAAATATAAACTTTGTGTCCTCGAATTAATTGTGTCCATATAAAACATCCTATTGTTAATTTTCTTCATGGCAAGTCCTCTAAATAAATAAACAAATGAACTAAAGCAGAAGCAAGCACTATCAATAATGCTATGCCTGTATCTTTATTGAATATTATTGCTTTCATAAGTACAATTCTTTAATACTAATTTATCTCTTTCTTTAATTAAGCTGTATAATTGCTTATCAGCTATTTTTACACAGTAGGTCGTGTTTTGCTTGACTAACCATACATAGTTGCTCTTATCGCTTCTTTTAAGCTTTACAACTACTCCTATAACATCAACAGTCTTTCCTAACTGCCATTTAGTGTTTAGGGAGTATGATAGGTTGATTGTGTTGGCGTTAGCAACCTTTACTTGACTGACTGCCACGTAACAATTCAATACAAGCAGCCATAGCGCTAATTTTAGTTTCTTGTTTTTCATATTCTTCGTTAAATAGTGTTAATACTTGTTCTAGTTCCTTGAAGCTGCTATATGCTTCCCGATAGTGTATGACTGTTGTTTCTTTATTAAGCAATATTTTTTGCAACTGCTCAATTCTTTTCTCTAAATACTGTTTTACTATTTCCATTTTGTTTCAATTAATATCTTATATATTATTCCAATACAAGCAATGCTTAACCAGAATAAAATATAGAATAGGGTTTTAAATATCTGCTTCATCTTTTAAATCCTCACAAGGGTATTTAATGCTATCATATTTAGCCCATATAACCATTATAAGCCCCGATGATAAGCTTACATACAAGAACAGCTCGAGATTTATTAAAGCAGCTACCACATATGTTATGGTTGCTATTGTTAAGATGATAGTTGTTAGTTTTTTCATTTTAGTTATTCTTTTAACATTATTACACAAACAATAAACACCATTACAGATCCTCTAATAACATAACTAGCATCAAACATATATTTACCTAATAAGTAAGAGATAACTCCTGTAATGAGAGATATGAAAGCGATAGAGGTTAGAATTGTTCTTTTATTTGAAGTCATGACTCTAAATACTCGTTTACAGCTTTTGCATCATAATCTTTAGAGTATGGATCACCATTTTCATATAAAGCTAATCGTAGCATAAGTTTATTTAATTCCTTATCGTCAATTTTTATAGCCCTATCTGCTACTTGTGATAAAATGTCAGAAAAAATCTGTAATGGTGTTCTAAGTATTGCCATATGATTGTTTGACATTATTTCTTTTATCAAACCAGGCGTATTTACGCGCCAATCTAAATTTTTCATTATTTCTCTGTTTTAAATCTGTTAAACATTAGTTTATTATAATATGCACAGTATCTTCTTATAAGACTGCCTATGTATTGTTCTCCTCTTTGGTAGTATGGATAGTTTTTCATTGTTTAAGTAGTTTACGTTTTAAATTGATACAGTTAGCATGACATAGCCAACCATTATAACTCGCTATTGATTCCTTATTTGGATTATACTTTAGCATTCTGGCATAATTTTTTTTGATTGACTTGCGAATAAGAACATGTGTATGATATGATTTATACCCTAAAAAATCAATCCCTCTTGCTGATACAGGAAATACTTGATAGTTACCTTTAACCTCTAAATTAAGTTCGGTTTTTAAATAATCTCTTATCTTGAAGAACAATTGGTGTAAATAGTCTTTGTTGTCCGCTAAGATTACTATATCATCACAGTAACGCCAAACATGCTTAATCTTTAATTCTTCTTTCAACCAATGATCAAAATAGCTTAAATAGAAATTGCCGAAATATTGAGAAATGTAATTACCAATTGGTATTCCGCTTTCACCATCTATAATTTCAAACAACAACTTTATCAGCTGTTTATCTTTGATTTTACGAACTAATAACGATTTAAGGATATTGTGCTCAACAGAAGGATAAAACTTCGTTATATCTATTTTAAGACAATACCTTGTTGATTTTTCATTTTGTAAAGCTAGTTTAATACTTTTCATTGCGCTATGCAATCCTCTACCTCTGATACAACTGTATGTGTTTCGGGTAAATGTTTTAACAAACATGCCACCTATCTTTTGTAGTATGGCATGTTGAATGACTCGATCTTTGTATGGCAGAACGAAAATCTCTCTTTCTTTAGGTTCGTGTATCTTGAATGTTTTATACTCTGGACTTTTGTAGTTACATAACATCAATTCTTGGTGTAGAACTTTGATGTTAGCATGTAAATTCTTTTTGAACCTAATAACACCACTTTGTTTTGATTTCCCTTTACAAGCATTATTATGAGCTAAATATAGATTATCAATACTAATAATGTCATTGTAAATGTTTCCTATTCTTTTCATACTTTGCTTATAGGGCAAGCTTTCGGATTTCCTACTAACATGCTTGCAAAATCCCCGCTTTATTTTTCACCAAGAGGTGAGGTCTATATCCTGTTTTATTTGATAAGCAACTCCGTAACCTGCATTGCAATTGTTGTAGTTGTTGTTGCAATTGAAAAGAAAAGCTGTGAACTTTTTTCTAGTACAAGGTCAATTGTTGATATACAACCCTTGTTCATTAATATCCGAACATGAAAACTATATAATCATCTTTAAATAGTTTCTGTATTAACTCTGCTTTTTCTCTTGTTTCAACATACAAGTCGGAACCCGCAAAGCAATCGCCGTAGTAGTAGGCGTAGCAAACGAAAGAAAAGCCGTTTTTTCTGTTATATAGCCAATTGTAATACTTGGGGTGATCTTCATTTTCAAAGTCTACTACCCATCCATCGTTTATGGCTTGAATGCCTGTCACAATTTTATGTCTTGAAAATTGTCTTCTTGCCTGATCTTTACCTAAAAAAGCAAAATCTTCAATTGTTAAAGGTTTTATTCCTAAAATTTCACACGCAGATTCATATCCTTTTAACCTGTCCTTAATGTCGGTTAAAAAGTGTTCTTCCCCGTAACTATCTATTAAGAATCGTTTAATTGTATCATTACCGTTTTTATAAGCTTCTAAAGCTTTTTCAAGGCTAAGTTTTAAGTTCATAGTTTTTTAAAATGAATAGTCTAAATATTGTTGTTTGAATACTTTTTGTGCATATAAGGCTAATTCTTTACTCTTTAAGTAAAGGTCGGAACCCGCAATGCAACCGTAGCAGTCGTAGTCGCAATCGAAAGAAAAGCCGTTATTACCATCTGAATAGGGATAGTTGTACCATTTCCATTCTGAATGATTGTGAAAGTCTGGTTTCCATCCTTCATTTAATGCCCTAATTCCAATAGTTAAAATGTGCCTATTAAAATACTTCTTTCTGTCCTCTTTTGGTAGAATGCCAAAATCAGCTTCTGTAAGTGGTTTAATACCCAATTCTTTACAGGCACTTTCGTAATCTTTTACTCTTTCTTTAACATCTAATAAGAAATGCTCTTTACCATAGGCATTAATTAGAAAGTCTTTAATTGATTGGTCACCTTTTTTGTAGGCTTCCTGTGCTTTGGATAAATCCAGTTTTAAATGTTTCATATTTTGTTTTTTAAAATTATTTTCTGTCAATTTTAGATAGCATTACCATAAGCACCACAATACAAATTACAGTAACGGCATAATAAGCTATTATAGACGATGGAATGTATAAATGAGGATCTAACCTTATAAACCTGATATCTTCGCTTGTAGCGCCTAAAACAATGCTAAAAAGAGCTGTTATGATTAATAGTACAAAGGCAGCAAGTTTAAGCATTACTTTGTCATTGTTCTTTAGTTTCATCTGTGAAAGTTTTTATCTTATTTAAACATTCTGTTAGTAGTTCAGCGAATTGATGGGCTTTATCTTGATCCGAAAAAGAAGCTGTTTGAATTTCAATTTCACTCTCATCAACTGCCATTACTGAATAATGGTCTTCTTCTCCCTCCTCACATCTATATGCTGTAAAAAAGGTTGAATGTTTTTTCATCGGTACAACCTTGTATTTCTCAAAGCTTAACCTAACTAGGCTAATGTTTTTATAAATAGTTTCCATAATATTAAATGTTTTTAAATGAAAAAAGGTAGCGCAACAGCACACTACCTTAAACCAAAATCAAATCCTAAATGAATAAATACCTATGAAATCTGTTGTTTGCCCTCATCCGAGGAAGCAATGTTTTTACGAACTTGTATATATAGTTGCTTCTGGAAATTCTTTGTAAGCAATTAATAGTTTGTTAAGCCAGGGCATGAAATCATCATAAGTACCCCAACCATTATCCGCATCAAATTGGCGGTAATATTCTGGCCTTGCTTTCATATCCTTTATACCGTCCTCTAATTCTTTTACTACATCCTTACATTTTTTACCCCAAGCATCCCAAGTGGCGCCATTTATATTTGCCACATCAGCCATTTTGCTAAGATTGTGCGTTATGTTGCAATCAAAAACTGTTTCGTCTTCACCTAAAGAAGTTATTTCACCACAATGAGGGCATTTAAGCGTGTTGTGGTTTTTAAGCATAATATCTAAGCTCATATCTGTTTTTTTTAAATCTGTGAAGTATAAAAAGCTAACAGACATAATATAAATGCTGTTAAGGCTATGTAGTTGCGTTTAGTTCCGGTCATGGCTAATTGATACAAATAGCGTTTACAAATCTTTCTTCCTCGTCAATATCTTCAAAGTTTTCAACTTGTGTAAACTCTTTGTCTATATTGTAGTTCCCTAGTGATGGGGCAAAGCCTATTTTAGCAAATTCATTACCTTCATCATCCATTGCGTATATAACTAATAAATCAGCATTTTTAGGGTTTTCTTCAACTATTTTGTTTAGTTGGTTAATATATTCTTGTAATTTCATGATATAATATTTAGTTTTCTTAAAATCTGTTTAGCTGTAGCATTAAGTAATGCAAAATGAAAGGAATGAAATAATACACTGTAATCAACTGTTTCGTATAGATGATATATTTCATTGTCTAATTGATAAAAACGCCTTAGAAGCGATGTATTGCTTTCTGTGTTGGCTTCTGGAATGTTAAATAGTTCTGTTTGCATGATCTTATTTACTAAGTTTAACAATCATTAATTGTATTCTTTTAAGTTCCTCAAATATATCGAGAGTGGGAAAGTCTATTGTGTTAGTCATGTTTTTGTTGATTATGCCATTTGATAAAATCAACCGCAGCGCCATAAACTGCATTTATTAGTGATTTCTCAAAAGAAACATTTTTAAATATTGGTGTGTCTCTTAATTCTGATATTTTAACATAACCGCCTGGGACAATTTCAACCCTAACAAACTGATCGCTATTAAATGGCGCATGGCCTTTTATAACCGTATTGCTTATTTTATCAATTACAGGCATTAATAAATTCCAGTTTTCATTGTATTGTAAATCTTCGTCATCCTGATTATTCAAATACCATCCGCCTAAAAAATCACCATCACCTAAATCATGATTTTCATTTATAAGCCCCATAAATCGAGCTATTAATATGTTGTTGTTTTCAGTCTGTTTCATTGCTTATAATCGTTTATTATTGTTTAATTGATAGTTTGTATTGGTTAAGGGGTTGTAGTTGATTGTATCGCGTTATTTCAATATTTGTATTGTGCACTCAGGAAATTCTTTTACAGCTTCGTTAAATTCGGTAAGTACACGTAAGGCATCCTCATATTTGCCCCATCCATTAGCAGGTTCAAATTGCCTAATTTTACTTTCTTTATCTTTCATTCTTTTAACAGCTCTGCTAACTCTGTCTTTAACATGTTTGCATAATTGATCATCTACTAAATCAACCCAATAATCTGTATTAAATGCGGCATTATACATACTTCTCACATTTGACGTAATATTAACTGAAAATATTTCTGTACTTACATTGCCAATTTTTTTTATTAATGAAATATCGTAACTCATTTTTAAGCGTGTTTAATTAATTAGTTAATAGTTTAGTTGTCTTCTGTATTTAAAGGGCTTAGAACCTTCCAAAATGGGCTACATTACAACTTTAACAGTCCTACATATAACGCTGATACTTACAATCTAGCTGGCTGTGTGCTTCTTTGATTCGGCTATGCACTATTACTGCCTACAATCACTTTCGATTGGTCATTATTTTTCATTATTTCTAATGTGTAGTTCCGCATAACTACCAAATTGCGTCAATCATTATTTTAAAACGCCAGATTGATAAGACGTTTATTTGTGCTTAGCGTAGAATTGCACTACATCTATGCTTATTCATAGACTGCTGTCAACTAAGCGGGTATTAATCTTTAATTTAAGCGTGTTTTTAATCGATTTAAGACAGTGTTACTTTATTTATGTGTATTGTGTTGGTTGAGAGGTTAAAGGGGTTTAAATGGCTTTATTTAATGTATTCACCTTTTTCATTCCTTTGCCTTTTAGGCACATCACATTTAATTAGTTTTGTATCTGAAACATATTCATTATTGCAATATAATTGCCTTATGTGTTCGTAATCTGTATAAAGCATATAAAGAGCCTCACCTAAACTATTTGCTTTATAAGTATCTCTTATTTTATAAAAAATGCCGATTGCTCCGCTAATTCTTCCAATAAAGCTAAATTTGAATGTTTTCATTGTAGTAAGTATTAAGAGTTAACAAGGTTTAAAATATCTTTCTCTGTTTGAGCAATGTTGTAAGATTGGAATACAATACCGCCCCCGAAGTCTTTACCGGTATACTTTCTACCTCCAATCTTTTTAGCTTCTTTCAGTGCTAATTCATATTGAGCGTGTATAGTTAATCCTAAATATTTTTTAGGTAATAAGTCAACAAAGTGGCATACATAACGAGGGTTACCATTTACGTCATTATTAACGCGTGTAAATTCTATTGATTGAGTAGTCATAATATATTTAAACTTTATAGGTTATAAGCCTGGTTAATGATTTGATTGATTATCTAGGGTAATGGGTTGTTGTTTATATTTCAACAGCAAAAGGAATTTCAACGTTATTCAGGATTAATAAATCGTAATATTTTATATAATCTTCTCTTTCTTCTTTAGTCAATTGTCTTTCTTGCTCAATTTGTGTTAAGTTGTAAAGCTCCGACAAAGTATATTCGCATTCTAATTCTGTTAATAACATAGTTTTTAAGCGTTTTAAAGGATTAATAATATATTTTAATGTAATTGTATAGGTAGAGGGTAAAGAGAGGTTAAACATATTTCTTAAAATCATTATTTTAAAACGCCAGATTGATAAGACGTTTAAGCCCTTGACGTGGGAATGATACACAATAGATATTATTTACTATTTGCCGTCAATCAAGGGTATACTTTTAGCTAATTGATGATATAATACTTTCCGCTTTTCCGTCTCCGTTATCCCTATTGTAAAGCCAGGTATCTAAAGTGTCCCCTGATAAATCTACTTTCATAACTTTACCATGCAGGTAATCAAAATAACTTTGTTCTTTTAAAAGGTGTTCCGCTTCTTCTTCGGTCATACTTCCGGCTTTGGCTTGAAATATTCCCATGCCTTGCACTTTTGAACCGTTGTAAAGTGCTGCTAAAACTTTAGCTTTTGATAATTTTGAAATGTCCATATTGTTTAAAGGTTTAATTTGTTATTTAAGAGTTTTTAAAGCTATTACAAGCTGTATAAAAATGTTATTAGTGTATTTGTTAGGGATGAGGGTTAAAGGAGACTATAGGGGTTTAATTGGTGTATATTTAAAATACATTTCTTTCTGCAACTTATTTACTGTGTAACTCATGCCATCATCAAAAGCTACACACATTGTTCTTGCAGGAAATCCACCGTATTTTTTTGGACTAGCTTCTACATTGTATTTTCTATGTTTTTCCTCACCCTCACAAAATATACAGCCATTTGATATATGTTTTGTAAATCCTTTACCTAAGTCGCTAGAACTTCCACAAGTGCCGCAGATTGTAAATCCATTTGACCAATCAGTAGTTAAATGATCTACCGCACTTTCATAAGAATGACCATATTTTTTTGATGTTAACTTTTTTAATTCTTTTGGATCAACATAAAGACTTTCAGTTCTATTTAATTCATATTCTTTTTGACCAGATTTAATTGCTTCTATAAATTCTATTGGCGATAAGTTCATTGTAGTAGGCATTAAGAGTTAACAGTGTTTTCTTCTATTATTTGTTTTGCAGCTTCTTTGGCTATGCAAACCTTTCCGGCAAGTGTTAAATAGTCTCCTAAATCTTTCATCTTTTGATTTACACCTGTAGTTAGTGGTGCATTATCCCAATACATTAATGGTATATCATTCAGGTTTTTATCCTCACTTGCTAAAAGTTTTTTTAAGCCTATATATGATTTTATTTGGCTTTTATAGCTTTCAGTTACAAACTGTCCATAATATTCTCTATGCGAGCATTGGTTATTTAAATACTGGGATCTGGTAAATTCTATTTGAGTAGTCATAATATTTTAAACTTTATAGGCTTAAAGCCTGGTTAATGATTTGATTAGTTAATTGTGTTAGTCTTTTGGATGTAAAGTACAAGCGTAGTCACTTAGTCTGTTAGAATCATAAACGTCTAAGCGTAGGTCTCTAGAAATACTATCCACAGAATCATTAATTATCATTCTTATCATTGGTTTGTCGTTTCTATGCTCATTTTTAGCATCTAAAGAAATTGTTTTTAATGTGCTTTTAGCTATTTGATAATTAGTCATATTTTTTAAGCGTTTTAAAGGATTAATAATGTATTTTAATGTAATTGTATAGGTAGAGGGGAAAGGTTTGTTATTAAGGAGCTTTAATAGCGTGATTTATTTGTTTCTTAATTCCTGCAAGTGTATCAGCCTTTATAGTTCCGTATCTGCTTGTAAAAACACTGTACCAACCTGTTAAAGATTTGGTTATTGTATAACCTTTGTATTGCAGCTGCATAATCTATTTAGATTTAAAATATTGTTTATACTCTTTACCTGTTTTGCTAACCCTTATCACATACTTACCGCCCCTAGATCCTAAATACAGTTTATAAGACTTATTAGCGATTACAGTATCTTTTAATACCTTAGCACCAGTAGGAACTGTTTGAGCTTTAGAACTTATCACAACACCCAATAACAAGGCAATAAATAATAAGCATGAGATAATAACCGTTTTGTTTGATACGATAGCTTTGCTACCTGTTGAATTGTAATTCATAACTGTAAATATTAAAGTGATTGATTAAATGAAATATTTGTCTGCTGTAAACTGCTTATCAAAGCAAACCATAGAACGTTTACTATCAGGATAGCTATTAACTAATTTAACAGCTTCGTCCCTAGTTAATCCAGTTCTTATAATAGACCTACGTCCGCTAACTCTAAATACTTTAAAAACCTTATACGTGCCGATATACTCTGTTTTACTTGTCATAATGTTAAACTTTAATTGAAACTTCATTGTTTCTTACTGCCTAATCCCCAAACCTATTGCTAAGTGTTGGGGCTATTACAGGCAGATGATTTACCTCTATCGCATTTCTTTATATATTACTCATTATCAAACAAACCATACAAAACACAGCAGCTAAACCACCAATAACCAATATTAGGTTTTTACTTGAATTTCTCATGTTATTTTAATTTAGTTGTTATTTTTAATAGTCGTATGAATATGTTATTTTAATAACTACAAATGTTTTACGATAATAAATATCAGTATAAACGCCACATAACTGACCTGTACAGTCATGTTCGCTATAAACAGGCATGCTCCTGCTATTGGCACGTTCAAAACGATTTAAAGCCTTATACCTGGCTTTAGTCATTCTACCTCTAATAACTTTATACATTACCGTACAATCGTAATCAGACCTATTTGAAACAAGCATATTTTTTATACCTTTTTCAATTACATTTTTAGTTTTATACATATCAATAAATTTTAGTCGTTAAAATCGTTGTAGTCATCACCATGAACATCATTATAGCAGTTTTCATCTGCACTAAATGAAGTAACGCGAACCGTATAAATAAAACCACTACCACTAGGCAAATCAGTACAACCCAGTTCAACGACATATTTAGCATCTTTAAAAACATTATAAGCTAAAGCATGAGAATCTAAGATACTATCTGAAAACAAAGTAATTATTTCGACCTTATTTTGGTATTCATGTTCATATTTGTTATCTAAAACAGTAATGTCTTTAGAGTTTAATACGTGAAAATTCATAACATTTAAATATTGCGTTTCGCTATTCTGTAGCTCGTCAGTAACGGCAAACACCGCTATACACAAATAATTAAATTTCTACCGATTACATTATTTCAGGTCTTACGGGCTGTTTCGCTCTAAGTATGTTGTAATGCCTCAATATTATTTATCATAATACCTCACATCACTAGGCGGTGCTTTAAGCTTGCACACAGCGTATAATTATAGCTTATACAGGCATTATTTGTTTTACTAGGGACAACTACCCCGAACCACTTAGCAGGCGTTCTAAACTGGCGCTAATTAACGTTATTGCTTAACGGCGAATATTATAGTGTCAACGGCTATTCACACTGTACGTTTTATCGATTACGTACAAACGAAGCAAAGAACGAGTTTTGATATATTTAAGCACATATCACGCTTTGTTGATTATTTACACTTGCCTAGATAAAGGACTTAATCAAACATTAAAGAACAAACTACATTGCCGTTCCCATGATTCAAAGTAACAAACCAATCCTGTAAAATTCACCTCTACACATTTGTATGACTATAACTACAAATCCAGATATACATCATTTAAACACCATACAACACATATTATCACCCAAATAACCCCAAAATTATTTTTTAAAAAACATAAAAAAAGCCTATACAATCGTATAAGCCTAACCCAAATCATATAAACTAACTTTAAATCTTAATATCTGAAACTAACCTATTAATCCCCTCGATAGCCTTATCAGTAGGCGAAAACAATTTACAGTTATTCCAGCCATTACCCATATATTCAACCATCCCATTATTATGAAGTGTATTTAAAAAACTGTAGATCCTCCTGTAATAACTACTACTATAACTGCTCAAAGTTATCATTTGAGTACAACTAAGACCCTTACCGGTATTTACATTATAATTAACTATCAACATCAATAACTCAAAACATTGAGGACTTATATTATTATCCTTTAGAAACTTGTTTTGATTATATAAATAGGAATTGACAAACGATAAAGGAGAGTTTATTATGAGGGGTTTATCCTCTATTTCTAATTCTTTTTCCATATCCTCAAATATAACAACAAATCATTGCAAATAGTTAAATGAATTACGAGAATAAATTATCAATATTTAAATTAGTTAATCAATAATCACATTTTAAAGCGATATAAGACAATTAAAATAGTTAGCTAATCATTCATATTAGTTAATCATTATCATTCCTTACAACTAGTTAGATCGATTTATAATAATAGGTAGGTTAATGCATCCTGGCTGATCATTATAATATCAAATTGAATTTCGACCCACCCGGTTACATTAGGGGTGGTTTTGGACTGGGATTGATGGGGGTTGATTGGGAGGGATAAGCCTATGCTCTTACCTTTATTAAATAAAAATCAGAAAACACAAAAAGCGTGTTGTTAGGATTAATCTTATATATGTGCGAAATCGTAATTGTATGTTGAAAAGTTATTTTACGGTTAAAAAATGGTGTTTAAAGGTATTTAAATGATGATTTGTGGGGTATCAAATAGTTGGGGTTAAACCTTAACATATTGGTGTATCAATTTTTTGTTGCATAATCAATTTATTGGTACTACATTTGGTTATGGAAAAAATAAAGAAAAGAGAATTTAAGCCAACATATAATGAGGCTATGTTGGGTAGGAATCCTTTCTTGGATACTTTAACTGTTGAGGTGAGTGCTGTTGAATATAAGAATCAGTATGTTAAAGACAAGGATGGTATTATACTACCTAAAATTGGAGAGGTTGAGTATGAAAGAAAGACTTCTATATATGTGGCGTCGGAAAAGAGATTGCGGTCAAATTCGTTAACTCCCAGGGCTAAGGAATTGTATTTGTGGCTGATTTATGAGGCTGATAGCGGAAAAGATTATTTGTGGTTAAATAGGGTCAGGTATATGTCAGAGAATAATATTGCTTCTCCCACTACTTACCGAAGCGCTATTAATGAATTAATTAAAGAAGGTTTTGTAAGTAGGACTGTTGTTGGTGGTGTATACTGGTTGAATCCTAGCTTATTCTTCAATGGCAATAGAATTATTAAATTCCCTAAAAACATTAAACATAGATAAATATGGCAAACTTATATGATATAAGGCACAATTATAAAGTGTGGGACGAAAAAGATAAAGAGTTAGACTTTTTAGTTGATGAAAATTCAGTTATAATTTCAAATAAAAATGGCACAAGAATATTGGTTGATAAGGAAAATGAAGGTGTAAAATTTCAAATAAAAACTAATAAGGGTTACATAGAAGTCAGATATAGAGGTAATAATGATATTATTAATACTTCAATAGGAAGAGTAATAATGGGGTTGACATCTAAGGAAGAAATGGCAGATCACATAAACAGCAATCCTCTTGATAATAGAAAGGTTAATTTTAGAATATGTAATATAAAACTAAATTCTCTAAATAGAAGCAAGAAGTTTAATAGTATTTATAAATACAAGGGATACAGTAAAAGAAAAAACAGTTATGTTGTTGAATTAACTAAAGAAGGAATTACTTATAGATGCTTGCTAAGTGGTTATAATGCAAACGAGCTTTATGCCGCTACTATTTATGACTGTTTGGCTATTTATATTCATAAAGAGTATGCAAAAACTAATTTTAATAGAGATGATTATTCTGATTCATTTGTGGCTGAAACATTAAACAGACATAAAATAACAAAAAGAGACAGACGAGAACGAAAAAGAAATTACTCAGGGCTTATTAAATAATTATATAACACTATAAACAAATAAAAAAAAATGGAAATTAAAACAGCAGAAGAAGTGTTGAATGAAATAGACAGACTTCACATGGATGATACTGTACATGCAACGAAAGAAGAGATAATCGAAATAATGATTGAATATGCTAAACAGTTTATTGATTTGGCATCGAATATGGCTTTAGTTCAAGAAGTTAAAAGCTATCCAATTGAAAATAAAGAAAACTATGCCTTTAAATTCAATGAATATCATTCTGTATCTATCAGCGTAAACAAAGAATCAATACTAGAAATTAAACAATTAATTAAATAGAAAAAATATGGAAAAAGAAAACGAATGTCAAACATGTGGCAAAATAGATTGCACTGTTCTCCATACTTGTCCTTTAGCAGAGGAGATATATGATAGTAAAAAATTATGCAACTGTTGCGATATCTGCACTAAAGAATGTGCTAATTCAATTTAAAATAACAAAATATGAAAACTAACAAACTAACCGATTTAAGCCCATCAGACCTTGTATCTATGTACAACTACCTCAGAGAAGAGCTAGAGGCTTACGACAACTGTATGGGCGTAGAAGATAAGATTGAGGCACTACATCAAGAAATAGTTGCCACACAGAAAGAGATAGAAAGACGTAGGAGTGAATTATTTAATAATTAGAATATGAAATATTATTTAGATACAGAATTTATAGAAGGGTTTCATAAACCTTTATTTGGGAAAAGACGTCACCATATAGACTTAATTAGCGTGGCTATTGTATGTGAAGATGGCACACAGTTTTATGAAATAAGCAGTGAATATAATTACGATGATGCCGATGAATGGGTTAAGAAAAATGTTATTCTACCACTATACTTAGAAACAGTGCATGGTGATAACAGAAACCGTTATGAGGTTCATAATTTCCATAAACATTATGGTAGAACAAATAAAGAAATCGCCTTAGATATTATGCTTTATATGTGGAGAGATGCTTACAGCGATTGGTTAGATCCAATTTCCGAGTTTATTAGCAGAGGTAAAAAGTATGGGTGGCATGTTGATAGTCCAATAGAGTTTTATGGCTACTACTGTGATTACGATTGGGTTCTAATTTGTAGTTTATTCGGTAGAATGATTGATTTACCTCACGACTTTCCTATGTATTGTAGGGATTTAAAGCAAACTCTTGATGAAAAGCAAGTAATTTTTGGAAGTATCGAAGCAAATGACATTAAAAAATTGCCTTTATATCCTAAACAATCTAATGAGCATAGTGCTTTACATGATGCTAAATGGAATAAACAATTACATAAATTTTTGGAGGAATTAGATTGAAACGTAAACAACTAGCGCGCATAGACCTATCCAATCCTGATAAACCTACCTTAAAGTTTAACTCTAAATCAGCATTTTTAAGCGATCTGAAAGACTTTAAGCATGATATCAGGGTTTGGGTCATAATAGAGAAATATCATGCTCAGAGAAGCTTATCTCAAAACAATTTACAACACATGTGGTACACTATAATTGCCGATGAGATAGGAATTGAAATGGAGGAGGCAAAAGACCTAATTAAGAAGAAGTTCTTAACGGTTGTACTTATTGATAAGCATGGAAACGAGATACATGATGAAAATGGTGAAATACAATTTAAGGTTAGAGATACAAGTGACCTCAACAAATTAGAAACAGTAGAATACATGGATAAGATTTATAGATGGAGCATAGATTTTCTTAACTGCACACTTCCTTTACCCGAACAACAACAAGAAATACCAATAGATTATCCAACAATTAACAGAGAAAATATATGAGCTTAAACGACAAAATAGAGTGGTCTAAAGACAAATATTATGATGGTAAAGACTTCAACGCAGTATCATTAGACGAACAAGCATTAACACCAAAATTTAAAAACAAAATAGAAAACATTGCCGAAATATGGAAAGAAGCTATAGGTTTTAATGGCGAGTATTTAGTTAGCAACCTGGGTAATGTTATGTCTTACAAGCCTACTAATTGGGTTTCAAAAGAAAAGAAATACAAAATGTTAAAGCCAAATTTATCTAAGCAAGGATATTTGAGGCTAATGACTAGCATGAATAGTGAAAATAAATATTATTTTGTACACAGATTAGTTTTAGAAGCGTTTATACCTAAACCATCAGAAAATAGTATAGTAAATCATTTGAATAGCATAAAAACAGACAATAGATTAGAAAATTTAGAATGGTGTACGCAAAGCGAAAATATAAAACATGCTTACAAAAATGGTTTTAAAAAACCAAAACTAGGAGTAGAATTAAGTCACACTAAATTAACAAACGAAAATGTTTTAGAAATTAAAAAATTATATAGAAATGGTATAAGAGCTATAGATATACATAGAAATTACGCTTTCAATTGCGGATATTCTACAATAACTCAAATAACATCTGGAAAGACATGGAAACACATTTAAATAATCATAAAATGACAAACAACCAACTACAATTAAAAGTCCTGGAATGGGCATCAGAAAAAATGCTATTAAGTAGAGACAATGTATTAAAACAGTTTGCTAAATTTATCAGTGAGGCAGGAGAAACTAGGAGATGCTATCATCAAAGATAACAGAGATGATATTATAGACGCTATAGGAGACGTACAAGTAACTTTAATTATCCTATGTGACCAATTAGATCTAAACTACGATGAGTGCCTTGAAAGCGCTTATAATGTTATTAAAAACAGAAAAGGAAAATCAGTTAATGGAACATTTATTAAAAACTAAATAAAAATGGAAGAACAATTAAAAGCAATGGAAAGTCCAGAGTGGACTCAATACAAAATACAAGAAGATCTGAGGTTACAAGAAGATCTGAGGTTACAAGCAGAAAACAAACTTAGACTTGAAGAAATGGATAAGCAAATAGCTTACTCTGAAAAATTAGCTTTAAGGGATTTAAAGAAAGAGGCTTTTAGAATGGCAATTCAAATTAAGCCGTCAAATCCATATAGTTATTCTGCTATTGGTTTACAGAAAGAAAATAATTTCTATACAGAAGATTTAATAAAATCAGCTAATAAAATATATGAAGAACTGATTAAATAACTAAATTTGAAACATAAACAAAAAGTAAAAAACAATGCAGAAATTCAAAACACTAGAAGTACAGAAAAAAGGTAAGAAACACCAAATCAAAGTAACATACAACAAAGATGAGGTAAGCAAAGAAGGAAACGTTTGGGGTACTGAGTACAGTAAAAAAACAAACCAGTTCTTATCACAGCAATTAAGCGACAACATTTTATCATTAGTGCCTCATTTACTTTGGTCTACAGAGCTTATTAGCGAAGATCTAAGCTTAGATGGAGATTTAGACTACCCAAAGTGGTTTAAAGAAAATAAATTCCTTGACGATACTAGATTTGAAAATGTTGAGTTGACTAAAATTCAGTTTATCGGTAAAGAGCAGTTAGATGCAGTTAAATTGTTTGGATACAAGAAAACTACTAAGGTCGGTAAAGGCTTTAAAGTTAAAATTGAGTCTCCGGTAATTAACCTGGACAGAACTAAGGAAGATGCTTATGCATTGGTATCTATTATTGAGGCACAATTAAGCGATTTAGAGTATTCTTTAGAGAAATACCTAGAAGATGGCCATACTTTAACAAAAGCTCAGCAGGCAAGCTTATTTGAGCAAATAGACGCAGAAGCTAAAAACCAAAAAGTAGAAGCATAGTAAATCACTTAACATAACATAATAATGACAGAACAAGAATTAAAAAGACTGGCAATAGAAATAGCTGTTAATACAATTGCAGAGTCAGGTAACAAATTAACAGCACCAGAATTGCTCGAAGCTGCAAAAGCTATTTATGATTTTTTAAAATAAATCAGTAGCTATATAACACTTTTAAAGCCTCATCATTAACTTGGTGAGGCTTTTCTATGTAAAAACCGTAAAAGTCTCTTAAATAGAATAAAAATAGCTTTAAATAAAAGATTAATTATTATATTTGAATACACATTTTATAAACACATACATATTATGTTCATTCTAAGACAAATTTCAGAACAAACTGAATCAAATTACCTACTTGGTAAATCCTACAACCTTATTGAAGCTGAGAGGCATCCAGAAGAATTTCAAAGAACTTTAAAAATTTGGGGAAACGGAGCTGTAATTCCAGAAGAGGCAGTTTATGCTTTTATTATTTACGATGATGGGGCAGAATTATTTGCATTACAAAAACCTCAGTGCAACTACATCATGACCTCAGATGGTAAAACATTCTCTAACATTACTTGGAGGTAAATAAAAACAAGCGATCGTAGCAGAGGGGCCTAACCCTCAAAGGCTGATGCATTAATCCTTAATCTTAATTGATTAGGGATTTTTTTATATCTTTGATTTGCCACTAGGAATACACTTAGATGAGCGTAAAATAAATATTATGAAAAGTACAATCAGAGTAAAACAAGACTGGGACAAGAATGAACCTTACATTCAGTTAAAGCTAGACACGGCCAACCCAAATGAAGAAGTAGATTTAGCAGATAGTACGCTAATACACTTCGTACAGCAAGCAAATATTAGAGGTATAGAGTTAAACTACACAAATGGTAATACTGAAAATAGTATGCCTCAAATTCGCTTAAAGAATCCAACCTCATTTGAAGAGGTAAAAGATTTTTACCTAAAACAGTTAGATATTTTTGCTAAGGCACATTTTAAGGCAAATGATTACAAAAATTGGGAGAACATATACAATTTGTTCTGTACTGATTGTGTTCGTTACGGACAATAAGCATTTTCAAAAAATTATAACCTAGTCCTTAGCATTAATTTGTTAAGGGCTTTTTTATTTAGTGGGTAGTCGGAAATACCGACACCCTTGCAGTAGTTCGGAAATACCGAATTACTTAAATGTTTGTTTTATAAAAAACTATTTATATATTTGTGGCATGAATAAACAACAATTACATCAGCAACCCATATTAATTGACACAAGTCAAGGTGGAACTGGTATGTAATTGATTTAACATAAATAGTATTAGCCCCTTGATTAAGTTCATGGGGCTTTTTTGTTTTCAGGATGTATATCAATTGGTAGATTACCTCATTTGGATTGAGGAGGTTCAAGGTTCGAGTCCTTGTATCCTGACTAAATATTTTCTCATGGTGTAGCGGTTAGCACGTGGAGTTTTGGGCTCTTAGGCGATAGTTCGAATCTATCTGGGAAATCTGTGTTGTTACGCTAATGGTTAAGCGGGCGAATTGTGACTTCGCTGATAGGGTTCGAATCCCTGCAACACCCTAAATATGCCTTTAGCTCAGTTGGTCAGAGTAGGATGCTCATAACATCTTGGTCACATGTTCGATCCCTGTAGGGCATACAAAAGTAGAGCCTTATATGTCAGAAGATGTATAAGGCTTTTTAATGTGTAATTTTTTTTTTAAAATATATTTGTCTAATATGAAATAATATTTACCTTTGTTCTATATAAACATAAATAATATGAACTTAGGTAAATCAATTAGAACATTTAGAAAGTCGTTAACGCCTAAAGTCGGGCAAAAAGAATATGCTGAAAGTATTGGCATATCACAAACTTACTTATCTCACATCGAGTCAGGTAAAAAAGAACCAAGTACAACTTTATTGAAACTGATTGCCGATAGGCATAATACTCCTATGCCGGTATTTCTATGGTTCAGTACAGAAGAGCAAGACATTCATCCAGAAAAATTAGAATTTTTTAGAATGATGAAACCATCTATTGATGCTTTATTAAAAGAATTTTTTATTGATAGAAAAGAGAAGATTTAGTGATGAAAGTATTAACATTATCTGATGGTTGTGGTTTAGAACTACAAGCATTTATTAATACAAATGGAGTACCAGTTATAAAAATACTAGAAGAAAGCAGTAATAGTGATTGGGAGTATCAATTATATCTTTTTGAAGATTTAGATGACTTGGACGAATTAATAAAAGAGTTACAGAAATTAAAAAGGTTATGTAAAAAAATAATATAATATGGTTGGATTTATTAAACTGCATAGAAAACTACAGGAGTGGGAGTGGTACAATAAATCTGAGATGGTTCATTTGTTTATTCACCTTTTAATAAATGCGAATAGCAAGGATAAAGGATGGCAAAATATAATTGTAAAAAGGGGTCAGTTAATAACAGGATTTAGCGCATTAAGTGAGAAAACTGGTATCTCGGTTAGGACTTTAAGAACGTGTTTTGACCGATTAAAATCGACAGGCGAGCTGTCAGTCAAAACGACAAACAAATATAGTATTGTAACTATCTGTAAATATGATGATTATAATGATATTAAAGAAAAGAACGACAAGCAAAACGACAAGCAAGCCGTCACTCAACCGACAACAACTAAGAAGTATAAGAATAAAGAAGGTATATATATAGATGATATTCTTTTGTCCGAAATTAAAATTTCAGACCTTACTATTGGATCTAATGAATTAGAGTGGTTTAAGATTGCAAAAGGATTTGTAGATGTTTTTAAAGAAAATAAAGTTTTGTTAGGTGATAACAATCTAAATCATCTTAACAATGCAAAATTTAAATCGTATATCGAACCTATAAGACTATGCCTTACTATTGACAACTATAAAATAGAGGATATGAGAGAAGTTCTTAAATATCTTAAAAGTCCAAGGTCTAGTTTTTGGAAGCCAAATATTTTATCTACATCTAAGTTAAGGGAGAAATTTAGCAAACTATTAATTGCATCAAAAAATGATAATCCAAGTAAAGTTGTAAAAGAAGAAGAATTTGAACCAATGAGTTACGATGATGTATCACCAACCATTTAAACCAATATGATAAAAAAATCAGCAGAAATAAAAAGAAAGCTCGATAGCCTACGAGCAAAAGGAAATGTTAAAGGCGAACCTACAGGATTTAAGAACTTAGATGATGTTTACTCGATTAAGTACGGAAGTTATACAAACATTCTTGCAGCACCACATACGGGTAAAACAGAGTTTGGATTAGAGTTAATAGTAAATCAAGTTGATAAGCTAGGTAAAAAGGCATTAATCTATTCACCGGAAACAGGAAGTGTAGAAGATATCTATGCAGAGTTAATCCATAAGCATTATGGTAAGTCGGCAATCAAATCAAACAAGTTCGCTTTAGAAGATGGCAAATTTGAAAATGCGCTCAACTATGTAGATCACCATTACTCGGTAATTGATAGTGATGAAAAATCTTATACGTATTACGATATTATGGGATTATGTACAGATGAAGATTTGATTTTTGTAGATCCAAATAACGAAGTTAAACACGAATTAAAGCCTGAGCATAACGGAAGGCAAGATATTTATATTGAGGACGTATCAGCTGACATTAGGCGCTTCTGCAAGAAAGGGAATAAGCACATGATTATAACAATGCACCCTATATCACAAAAGCCCCTATTTGATTATAAAGTTAAGAGAACTTATTATCCTATGCCAACGGCTAGGGAAGCTGCGGGTGGACAGGCATGGTATAGAAAGGCTATGGGATGGATTAATATGTGGAGACCACCAACATTCATTAAAGACCCATTTACAAAAGCTAATTATGAGGATAATATCGTTCTGATAAATATCCAGAAAGCAAGACCTAAAGGAATTGGGACATTAGGAACTAGACCGATGTATTGGGATTGGAAACGAAATAGGTACTATGAAAAGTTTTTGGATAGCAGACAGTATTATGCCTATGAGCATTTAGATGTAAACCCGTTATTATCAGTACTGGCAGAGGAAAGAACTATTGAAATTGACACTATACAAGACGAAACAGAAGATTTACCATTTTAACCATGAGTCAAGAACTACAACTGTATTATAAAAATTTAGCTGACAGTTATTCATTAGCTTTTGATGATTTACAACATTCCTCAATTGCTTTGAGCTTGTTGAAAGGAATTGCCATAGATTTTGAGTTTGATGTTTTAAAGTATTTAAACGATCAGATTTCAAAAGGTAAAACCGAAGAAGAGAAAGAACAAATTAAGCAATCAGCCAATGATAAGATTAAAGATAAGTTAGAGCGCATTGAGATAATGCGTAAGATCGTAATTGTGTTCGAGAGGGTAGTTGGTAGGGAGGAGACATTTAAGTCGCTTATATCGCTTAAAAATAAGCAGAATGGAATAATGTTAGACAGGATAAAAGAGTTGGAATTGAAAGTTGAAAACATGGAAATTTACATTGGTAAAGATGAAGCTGAAAGTATTGAATAGGGATTACAGTTTGGCTTATAATGAATTTATAGCAAACGGCATAAAATACAAGTTGGTAGGAACTAAGTGTGAGGAATTGGAGAAGATAAACCTATGTGAGGATTGTTGGAAAGATGAAAAAGGTAAATACCACACAATTGTAAGAGAAATTTTAATGGATAAGCAAAAGGCAAAGAAAATTCAACCTGTAGAAGCATCGTTAATTATGTTAAACACACAAACAGATAAAAAAGCCAAAAGGAGGGCAGTATAAAAATTATGGAAAGTAAAATAATATTTCCAGATACAAAGAAATTACATATTGATTTTTTAAAAACCTATCGTGATGAATTTTTAAAGCTTAATAATTTAAAAGTTGGAGATGAAATAGAATTAGAGTTTGATTATGATGTTTTGAGATCAGCTTACAAAAGTCGCGAAATGAATAAATACACTTTGAAAAAATTAGCAAAAGGAACTTTGAAACTTGATGATGATGGTTGTTTGTATGCTGAGAGTTTGGATGATTTTACTTTTTATTGGCATGCACCAATCAGACCGGGCTCAACCAAATATGCATGGAAAAGCGAAAATAGAAAGTCGATTAAGAAGTTTGGAACAGGATTTATTTACAAGTAGAAATGACACCTTCATACAAAGAAAACCCACATAACCGATCTATCCTAATAAGACTATTTGGAGAAGAATGGATAAAGAAGAGAGATAAAGATTTAGAGGCATTAAGACCAAAAACTAAACAACAACAATTAAAATTAGAATTATGAGAACAATAGATATTATAAAAATTTACAGATACGCAGTGGTAACAGAAGTGTATAGTATTTACGGAAAGTATAAAGTAACTCTTACAGAGGATGCTAAAGAACTTTTAAAAGTTGATGATATGGATGAAAATAGACCATATTTCTTTGATAACCTTATACAAGTTAAAAATTTCTATGATAACTTAATTAAATTATTTAAAATCTAATGAATTTAGTCATACCATTAAAGACAGGCACACAATCTAAAGAGGTTATTTACGCTATTAGAAGCTTTCAGAAACACATAATAGGTATAAGTGGACTCATTATATTAGGAGAAAAAGATAATCGATTAAAAGACGTTAAATACATTAAATGTAAAGAAGATAAATTAAGTCAGTTTAAAGAAAGAAACATATACCGTAAAATACTGTCAGCTTGTATTAGCGATGAGGTATCTGAAAATTTTGTATTCGCCAATGATGATCATTTCTTGTTGAAAGATTACGATGTAAATAAGCTGCCTTACTATTACAAAGGAGAACTTTATGAAAGCATGAAGATAACGAATCCAGGATATAGGAAATCTTTAAACCATACAAGGAGGCATTTAATGAACAACAACTATCCTACTAAGGACTTTGATGTTCACTTTCCTATAGTTTACAATAAAAATTCGTTTATTTGTACACAAAGGGGCATAGATTGGGATAAAGAGTATGGATATGTGATTAAAAGCCTTTATGCAAATACTTTAAATATTGAAGGCGAGCAAATGAATGACTGTAAGATAAAAGAAAAATTAACTTACAATCAAATAAAAGAACGCTTAAATAACAGAGATTGGTTCAGCACAGCAGACCATGCAATTAACGATGATATGATTAAATTTTTAGAAGAAACATATCCAAACAAATCAAAATATGAGAAATAAAGCATTATTGTATACACGCTCAGAAGGAGGCAGAGTTCAACCAATGGATTTCGATCTTTATGAAGACGAATTAGAAAATTATAAACACAAAGTTGAGAAAAAAGAAGTCTTCTGTGTAGCGTTAGGGTGTAAAATAAATAGTAGGGTAGTAAAGTTCGGTAAAAAATACATATATGCTTTCTTTTTTGAAGACGGCACTGTTAAGCATGCTGATATAGGTGGTTTTAAATCGCGTAAAGGCTATAATGAAAAAGAATGGATACACCAACAGTATAAGGAGAAAACAAATGCTTAAAACAAACGAAATACAGTTACTAGCCAATTACGTTTTAGTTAAGCCAGATGATCACTTAACAACTTTTCAGATGAATGGAAAGGAACTAGGATTATTTACTTCTGACATAAAATATGAGAATGGCAAAACAATAAACGTTAAAGAAAGAAACTTCTCTACAAATGGAACTGTGTATGCCGCTCCAACACAGTTAAATTTTTACTTGAAGAAAATAAAATATCTAAAGTCAAATTATGAAACACATAAGATAGTAAACGGTCAAATGAGACTTGTAAACTATTCTGTTCAAAAGGATATAGATGAATTAACACTTGCATCAGTAAACTTTGACACTGATATTGAGGTAAAAAAAGGAGATCGGGTTAACTTTAGCTACATGGCTCATGACAAAGCTGTAAAAGACAACCTGATAATGGAAACAGATTTTGGCATGATGTATTTGATAAAATACGATATGCTTTACATGACATTAGATGAGAATGACAAACCTGACAAAATGCTAAATGGATGGATATTAGTTGAACCGGAAGAAGTAGAAACGAAAATAGAAAATGGTTTAGAGTATATAGAAGGTAATGGCGGACTGATACTACCGACTTTAAAAGGTAAACAAAAGAAAAACCGTAAACAGCAATTAGGTAAAGTTCTAAAGTACGGCACACCAAACAGAGGCTACTTACAACAACCTGAGAAGGTAGATTTTGATTATCAATTTAAAGACAATGAAAAGCTACTATACGACCCAAGAGGATCACAGAAATTAGAATATGAAAGCCATCAGATTATGAGTGATAAAAAACTTGAATTGGTACAGAGAAAAGACTTTTGGTGCTTTGTGCCGTTAAACTTTGAATTAGATTCAAATAAAAAAGAGGAGGTTGGAGATGTACGATTTTTCTAAACTTTACATACCTATTCATGAATGTCCGAAAGGAACTAAGCTCGTTGATCACTTCAATGAGCTTTCTGCGTTTACAGAGTTCACATGTACTAAGAACGAGAATATCATTAAAACAGCTGTATTAACGGCAGACATGGAAAGCCCTTTCTTAAAAATAAAAGACAGGAAAACCATGATAAAATCAATATTTGAATATTTAGGATTAAGTTTAGAAGGAAAACCAACTAAAAAACTATACGATGACATTGTAGAATACAAAGACTCACATTACCTTGATTGTTTCGGACGTTATCTGATGATCTACCACGACATTGACTGGACAGAATATCAAAGTACCAAACAGACCCATGACGTGCTTACAATGGATAGTTTGCGGCCTAGAGAGGAAGGTGAAGATTTAGCTAAATTTGTAGACAGAAAAGATAAGGTGAGAAGGATGCTTAAAGCTACGGGAGAAGAGCTAAGAAGGCTAGAAGCCAAAATTTTCCCAGATAGTAAGGCGGCAAGAGAAATAGCATTGAATGAGGCGAAAAAAATCACTACCTATGCTGAGAAACACGCAGAAAGTAACAGCTACATATGATAGATTGGAAATCAAAAATATCTAAGGATGATAAGTATATTGACTTAGAAGAACTCCCTGATTATACGATTAGATGGGATGAGAAATCAAAAATAGAACACATTTACGAAAGAGATATAATTATTCCTAGCGCACCTCCTGATGAGGATTGTGCTAATTTTGGTTTAGACATACACGATCAAATATTTCGCAGAACACTAATACCAAAACAAGTTTTAACACCTAATAAAAACTTTGGAAAAGAGAATTGGAGTCAAAAAAGGCTAGAAGATTTCATTGCACGAGAATGGCATAGAAGGCGTAATGGATTATGGTTTTGGATAAAGGGTGTCAAAACATATATACCACCATTATTGAATTATAAAATGAATTATTGGAACTCCATAACAGGAGTCGAATTTATATACAAATCATCTGATAGAGATTTTTTTCTTTTTTGGCAAGCTGCGGTTTTAGACCCTAATTGCGATGGAGTAGCAGACTTTAAATGCAGACAGCTGGGAGATACCGAATCTGTAGTATGTATGATGCACGAGTACGGAGCAAGGGTTAGAGGAACAATAAATGCTATTCAATCTTGCATTAATGAGGGACACGCTAAGAAATCATATTATCGATTAGTACATGGTCATAAGAAAATGATTTACTATTTCCGTCCCTTAAATCAAGGTACAGAAGACCCAAAAAAAGGATTAAACTTAAGCTATCCGGCACAACATATAACATTTACTTCAATTAAGCAGAAAACAAAAGAAGGAGAGGTTGCTAATAAAAGTTCATCCGATGATTATGAATATCCAGAGATAAACTCACAATTCTATTTTGGGCCAAGTAATGCCACAGAGTTCGATGGTACAACATTAGGAAGAGCGTATTTAGATGAGTTTGGTAAATCAAATGGGAAATTAGATCCTACTGAATGGATAAAAGTAATTAAAGAAGCAACAGAGAGTCGTATCCTGAACCGTAAGATGGGAATGATAATAATGACATCTACTGTTGAGGATATAGGAGAAGCTAGTTTACAATGGGCTTTAACAATATGGAATCAATCAGACCCAACAAAAGTAACATCCGCTGGTAAAACTGCTAATGGTTTATGGAGATGCTTTAGGAATGCCGTTGATAGAGGAGAAGTAGATAGATGGGGCTTCCCATTAAAAGAAAAAATAATCGCTGAGATAAAGGAAAAAACAAAAATGTTTATCGACTCAGGCGATATTAAGGGTGCCATTTCATTTAAAAGAAAAAACTGCCTTACTATAGAAGATGTATTTGCAGGGGCAAATGATAACTCTCAATTTGATATTGAAAAGCTGCAAAAAAGACTTTTCTACATTCAAAATCAAGCTCCCAAAGGTCTATATGTTAGAGGCAATTTAAAGTGGAAGGATGGCATTCCTGATACAACAGTTATATGGGAGCCAAATGCTAAGGGAAGATGGGTGATATCTAAACATCCACATGATTACGGGTTACAAAGTAATGCAAAAGTAATTGGAGTAATGTCTCCAAAGCCAGCTAATATTAAGCATTTCTGTGCAGGTGTCGATCCAATCGATCAACAGACAACTTTAGAGGCAGAACCTTCAAAAGGAGCTATATGCGTTAAGGCCAGACTAAATGAGGCATTAGATGGAGGTACCGATAGGTATTACCAATTTACAGATGAATCTAGGGGAATATATAACGGGAATCCTGTAGATGATGGAGCAAATTTCATATCAAATAGGGTTGTATGTACATATTTAGAAAGACCAGCTGATCCAATAGATTTCTTTAATGATGTTGTTATGACTATGGTTTATTATGGAACTGATTTTCTTCCGGAAAAAGATAGATTTGGAGGGTTACACACCTATTTAAAAAACAAAGGTTATGAACTTTATTTAATGGATAAACCTACTAACTTCAAAAACTCAAAAGGACAAACAGAGGTTCACGGAGTAAGTGCAACAACAGGTAACATTAATACATACTTTGAGTTCTTAACAACACTATCTGCTAAGTGGGCTAATACAATAGATCACCCTGATTTATTAGAGCAATTGTTAAGCATGAATTGGGCTAATCGTGGTAAGAAAGATCTGGGAGTAAGTTGTGGCTGGTGTGAATATGCCTCAGCTCAACCCGTTTTCAAATTCACAAGACAAGAACAAAAGAAAATAATACACTTTCAAGAAAACTATGTTTAATAACTATTTTTATAGAAAAAAATATTATGGAAGAAATTTGGAAAGACGTAGTAGGTTATGAAGGATATTACAAAGTAAGTAATATGGGCAATGTAAAAAGCATTGATAGGTATGTTAAACACAGCATTACAGGATTGCCTACAAAAAGAAAAGGAAAAACGTTAAAAGCTAATATAAATCACGGTTATCAAGAAATTAACCTATCAAAGTTAGGTGTAATAAAGGATGCAAAAATAAGTAGATTGGTTGCTATAGCATTTATTCCAAATCCTGAAAATAAAGCTACAGTAAATCACAAAAATGGTATTAGAAATGACGACAGGGTTGAAAACCTTGAATGGAATACTCAACAGGAAAATAATATTCACGCGTATAAGGTTCTTAAAAGAAAAAGTGCTTTTCAAGGTAGGTTTGGAGAATTAAATTATAGCGCTAAAAAAATAAAATGCACTACTACTGATGAAGTTTTTACAACAATGAAAGAAGCTTGTGAAAAATATGAATTAGACATGTCAAGTGTAGTCAAAATCTGTAAAGGGAAAAGAAAAAGTACAAAAGGTTTAGTTTTTCAGTATGTCTAAAATAGGAATAGCAATAACCACAAGAAACAGATACGATGTATTTAAGAAGTCGTATGAAGAAATAAAAAGGTTAAGTCCAAATATTAAGTTGGTGGTGGTAGATGATGCCTCCACCATTCCTGTTTTAGAGGCTGACTATAGATTTGAAAAGCAAGCAGGTATAGCTAAAGCCAAAAACAAGTGTTTATCTTTATTAGAAGATTGTGAACATAAGTTCCTTTTTGATGATGATATATTTCCTATCAAAGAGAATTGGTGGCTTCCCTACATTAATTCCTGCATTAAACACTTAATGTTCACATTTCATACATATCAGAATGGGAAAACAAACAAACATAAAGTATTAAACACAGAAAATGGTATAACAGAATATTCAAGTCCATGCGGATGTATGTTATACATTCATAAAGACGTAACAGACGTTATAGGAGGCTTTGACGAGTCGTTTGGTGTATATGGACACGAGCATGTTAACTTCTCTGACAGAGTCTATAATGCTGGATTAACAGATAAAAGATACCAAGATGTAGAAAACAGTACTGAATTATTTTACAGTTTGGACTGGGCTTGCGAAACAGAAAGCTCTGTTAAAAATAAGAAAGCCTGGATACTACGTAACGACAAAATTCTTTTAGAGAACCGAAGAAGTAAAGCTTACATTCCTTATAAAACTGATAACGTACTTATCACCACATTTTTTACAAGTGTTTCAGACCCTCAGAGAAACAAACTTTGGAAACCAAACCATCTACTACTTGATAAGCTTATAAAGTCTTTAAAGAAAGAAAAACTAATAGTTTTACATGACTGCTTTGATTTACCAAACACAGATAACGTAGAGTATGTTAAAGTAGAAACAACTCATAATCCTTATTTCCAAAGATGGATTAGTATAGAGAAATTTTTAAATGAAATAAATTACGATCATGTATTTTGCATTGATGGAACAGATATAGAAATTATCAACAGTCCGTTTAAAAGTGATTTAAGAGGTAAGTTATTTGTAGGTGATGAAAGAATGAGTAAGGTAGATAATAAATGGTTTAGGGAAACACAAAATGAATTTATAATTATGGAAGGATATAAAGAGTTTTTAGAAAATTACGCTAATAGAACGCTCTTAAACGCAGGTATATTAGGTGGAGAGGTAGAAGCGGTAAAAGAATTTTTAAGTGCCTTAAACAAGCTATATTTTGATAATAAAGACAACATAAGCCCTACAGATATGCCATTCTTCAATTATACTGCATACACTTTATTTCAAGATAAAATAGTTCATGGCGCAAAGGTTAATACCGTATTTAAAGCTTATGATAATAAGTCCAAAAACTCATGGTTCCGGCACAAGTAACTATGTTATATTGAATTATATAAAAAATATTGGATATTTGACTAAAAATCACTCATATGCAGTCATATTTAAAACCCGCAGATTATAAAGGAACTCGATATAAAAATCCATATCCAAACGATATGATTGATCCTAAGCTTAAAGAAGATAAGTCATATTTTTTAGCGGTCAATAACGCAATGATGGCTGATTACACAAGCAACATGTGCACTGTTCCATTTGAGTTTGGGTCTAAAAGAACTTTTGCAGAGTTGAGGTCTTATGCTAAAGGGCAACAAAGCACCAATAAGGTAAAAGAAAGTGTAATTGGCAAGAAAAGAAAAACTAATGATGGTAAGTTTATTACTAAAATGAACGTTTCGTTCGATACCTACTATAAATTGCCTCAGATGTTCGACATAATGCGCGAGAAGAACATGAGCCAGGAATACGATGTTTCGGTTAATTGCATTGACGATGACAGCATGGCGGCAAAGGAAAGTGAAAGAGAGGCATTAAAATTTATCATTGACAAAAACACTAAAGATTTCTTAGACAGAAATAATCTAAAACCCAATTTTGAGCTTAATCCAGAAGATATGGGTATACAAACCGCCTCAGATGTAGACTTTTACTTTGAAACAGGCGGTTATACGATGCAACGTGAAATAGCATGTAAAGCTGCTTGTAGCAAGACTAAAATGATGAGTGATTACAAGGTACTTCAAGATGCTACATTTGATGACTTAATAACCAATACCGAAGGATTAACAGGTTGGAAAACATATATTGAGGAATCCACCAAAATCCCTAAGATCAGAAAAGTAAACGTTGAAAGATGTATCATACCTTATTCTGAAAGAAATGACTTTGCCGATATAACAAGAGCAGGGGAAATAAGGATAATGACTATTGCTGATATCAGAAAAGAAAACCCCGAACTTACAAGTGCAGAATTACTTTACCTAGCTAAATCATTTGCATGGATGAACCCTGACTATACTTCGTTAGTTGGAAGCGGAGGATGGTACAATAAAAGCTTTCAAACTGGATTTACAGGATATGATGTTGATCCAGTTTCAAGATGCAAAATATTAGTCTTAGATAGCCAATGGTTGAGTGTGGATATCGAAACAAATATCAAGAACATGACTAACTCTGGTCGAATGGTTTACAAAGAAGTGCCATTTGACTATGAGATTGATAAAAAAGCAAGAAAAGATGGTGTTCAAAAGGTTCAGAGGGAAGTAATAAAAAAATATTACTCTAAATGGATTATCGGAACAGATATGTTCTTGGATTACGGAGTATGCAAAGATGTAGTTTACTACGGCGAAGACGGCAACAAAACGCCTAGATTAGATTATTTCTTTGTTAAAACAGGTAATGCCTCTTTAGTAGAAAGATGTATAGCCATCATTGATGATATCGACATTACAATCATCAAACAGAGAAATACCCTAGCGACCTTACCTGCTTCTCCTGCAATGGCCATTCAAAAAGATTTGTTGGAAAATGTAATGTTAAACGGTATTCTTCAACAACCGGAAGATATCATACAGGGTTTAATAGAAAGAGGTATTTTATACTACAATGGCTTAGATGATCAAGGTAAGCCGCTTTATTTCGCAGGTGGAGCTAAACCAATAGATTATTTGGATTTGACCAAGATCATGGGAGCGCTTACCATATACAACCAACATATAGCAAGTAAAGTAAACGAATTAAGAGAGGTTTTAGGGCTTCAAAATGGTGCTGATGCAGGAGGAACTAGCGCATATCAAGGACTAGGACAAACAAAATTAGCTTTTCAAGCGGCAAATGCATCACTTACACCAACGTTTAACTCTTTCAATTACCTTTTTAAAGCAGCTTTTGAAGATATTATTAAGAAATGGCAGATAGTAGCTAAGGACAAGGATATAAAAGTTTCATACTCTGTTTTAGGTAACACAAACTTAAACATGCTTAGGTTAGGTAAAGACTTTACTAATGCAGAGTTTAATTTAGAAATCGATATTGCTCCGTCAGCACAAGAAAGAGCTGAACTACTTAATGATTTAAAAGAACAAAAAGCTTTAGGCGTTCAAAGCGGAGGAGAGCAAGGACTATCAGCATCAGAATATCTATATGTTTGGAAGAAAGTAATGGCAGGGAATATTGATGAAGCTATGTTTGTATTGGCCCAGATAGAACGTAAAAAGAAAATCGCTAAAGACGCTAAAGATGCAAAAGCCATTCAGGATAATGCTAATGTTCAACAGCAGTCAGCGGCAGCAGCAGCAGATATGGAAAGAGCTAATATAGAGGCTAAAGGACAAACACAAAATCAAAATACTTTGTTATCTGAATTGCTTAAACAGAATACCATGTTAATGCAACAAATACTTGCTCCAACAAAGGTTGGAGAGACTAAGACAGATACTCAAAGCGCAGAGGCGATTATACAAGCTAATAACGCTACTGTAGCGCAAACAATAAGTCCACCTGAACAACAACCTCAAATGCAAGATCAGTCGCTTATGCAGCCTGAAAATGAGCAATTAGAGCAACAACAAATGATGTAATTTGGAATTATAGAAAATAAACCTTTAAATTTGATAAAAAATATATGACTTTTGCAGAACAGATTACGGCTCACGCAGCCGAAGTGCATGGAGAAAAACCAGTAGACACACCTCAAACAACCGAAATGGTAACAGAGACACCATCTACTACATCAGAACCAGGCACACAAACTGATACTCCATCTGTAATAGAGGGAAATCAACCACAAGAGCAAGTTATAGATACTCCTACAACTAATGTAGAGACACCAACACAAGCTCCAATTGATTACAATTCAATCCTAGAAGAAATTTCGGGTGGTGAATTTAAAGACATTGACAGCTTCAAGGGTTCACTAAGTAAGTTTAAGGAATATGATGCCGTTCTAAAAGAGAAACAGGACTTAGAGGCTAAATTAAATGGGACTATTGTTCCTGCTAATGATTATCTAAAGAAACTGAATGAACTTCACATGAACGGTGCAACGGCAGATCAGATCAAAAGTTTTCAGCGATTAAATGACATTGGAGATTTAAGTAAAGTTTCACCTACTGATATTAAAGTACATAAAATGGTACAAGATGGATGGTCAGAAGAAATGGCACGTAAAGCAGTCGATCAAGAGTTTCCTTTATCAGATTATGATGAGGATTCAGATGAGTACAAAATCCTCAATGAAAAATTAAGGATCAGCTCAGAGAGGGACAAACTAGATCTTCAAAAACAGATGGTTGAATTATCAACTTTAGGTGAGGATAAGATTAAACAGGAAGAACAAGAAAAGCTTAACGCAATAGCTGCTGAAACGCAGTATAAAAACGAGGTTAAAGCTATTATACCAAAGATCACTGAAAACCTTAAAGGATTAGGTGAGATTAACTTAAACGGAGAGGAAGGCGATAAAGCCCTTAAATTAAACTTCAACTACAACGAAGAATTTAAGAAAGACATTCCTAAGCTCATAGAATTGTACTTTGATTCCAATAAATCACCAATTACAGAGGAAAGCCTTAAACAAGCTTCTCAATATGTAGAAAACGTTTATTGGGGTGTTAACAGACAACATATTCTTGAAACAGCAGTTAAACATGCTGTGTCTGCTACAACTGAACAAATACAAAAGAAATACGAGAACCGTTCAGGACTTCCAAGCGAAACACCGAGAACTCTAACTACAGGAGATATTCAATCAGAAAAAGCTGCATTTTTAGAAAGGATTGCCAACAGAGGTAATTAAAAACAAAAACTTAAATAAAAAATAAAAATTATGGCAGCTTACGACAATCCAGGCTTACAGCAAGGAAATGAGCCATCACATATTGAGTCTGCTCAAGGTGATGTGTTTGTATTGGGTTCTACTCTATTAGCAGATAACCCACAATTATTATCTACCTACTTCAAACAGGCAGGTTATCCAATGACTACTTTGGCTAAGTTGTCTTCATTTGGGTTCGGTAGATTGAACAAAAGAGGTGTAGAAGGCCCTGTTACAGGCCACTATGAAAAACCACGTCCTAACGAGTTATTTACTGTAGGATCAATCATATCTTCAACAGGTAATGAAATCGTTATTGAATTATCAGAAGATGACATGGTAACTGAAACCACTCCATTCCAAACCACTGTATTCTCTCGTCCACGTGTGACTGAGGTATGGCAGTTTGTAGCAGGCGGTAATCAATATCGTATTACTGCTAAAGATCATACTGTAAATCCACATCAAATCACTTTATTGGCTGACAATACTAGTGTTGATCCAGAAGATGAGATTGTAGAAGGTTCTAAAGCATTCTTTATCGCTCCTGTAAAAGGTGAAGGTACAGATCAGGTTGAACCTTTAAGAGTTCGTCAATACAAATACCAAAATACGTTTGCTATCTTGGATGAGACTGATATTACCTCAGGTTCACACATGACTACAGCGGTTAGGTTCAATCCAGTACCAGGATCAAACCTTTTATGGTTAGAGGGTATTGAGGATATGGAGATGCGCCATGAAGAAGCAAAAGGTAAACTATGGATGTTTGGTAAACAAGCTACTGCTTGGACTGACTATTCAAGTTCACTTAAATCAAATGTTCCAGTAACAAGTACTCAAGGTTTATTGCCTTATGCACAAGAAAACGGGTTTGACTTCCAATATGATCCAGATGACTTTACTGAGGCAGATATCAGGGCTTTATCGGCTTACTACCATGATATCCGTGTAGGAGCTTCTGAAATCTTGTTAATGCAAGGTTACGGCATCAATCAAAAAATTGAAGAGTTCTATGCCGGTAAATACAATTACAATTGGGTAGTTGGCGTGTCTGACCGTTACATGGGAGAGAAAGTACGTAACATGCGTAACTCAAACAAAGATGGTTTATTTGATCCTCAAGGATTGATGATCAACTTAGGTGTTCAAGGTTTCACTATTGGTAATTATACCTTCATGCAAACAGCGGCACCAGAGTTTAACTACGCACAAGGTGCAGGCGCAGTAGGCTATACTGACTGGATGATCGCAGCACCATTTGGACGTACTAATGAGGATAATGATAAAGTTCCTTATTTAGGTTACGAATATCGCGGTACTGATGGTTACTCACGTGAGAATGAGGTTTGGTGTGAAACAGGAGCTGGTTCAAGAGCAATCGTTAAGAAAGGTGATTTCTACAAAACATCTGAGAATGACTCTCACAGAACTTACTTGCGTTCAGAGATTGCACCTCACTTTGCATTGGGAGAGCAATTTGCTGTATTCCACCCACAAAGCGTTTCAAGTTCATAGTAACTTTAAGCAGTTAAAATTAGCCCTTGTATTAAGTTATAGGGGCTTTTTTGTTTATATCAATTATTATTATTTACATTTGTGTACATAACAGGGCATAATGGAGGAAAAACAATCACTAAGAATAAAATTTAGCAAGGAAGTTTGGGCTTTCATGCAAGACTATAAAGAAGAATACAGGGTGTCTATGCAAGACTTTGTGGAGATGGCTGTAGAAAAGTCTATTTCAGAAAAAATAATTGAACAAAATTTAAACAATAAATAATATGCTATTTGAAAACAAGAAACAGGTAACAGGAGAATACCTTATTAAGAAATACGGGAAGGGTATAGACTTTAAGGACATTAAAAAGAAACCTTCATTTGAAGTATCTACAAACAAAAGAAAAATTGATAAAGTTAATGGAGGAGTGACTAAAGTTCCTGCGGGAAACAGTATTAGAACACACTTCTTTGTTGAAGATCCTGATAGCGGTTTAAAGTCTGAAATCAGATATGCCAAATCACATAGGACAAACCCTGTAGGTAACGCTTTGTTAGATGTATTCGAACCTAGATATATACAGTTTAAAGGAAACAAGAATGAATTTAAGGGTGATCTTGATTTGGCTGTATATAGATATCTACATCCATCAACATCTACCTCACCATACAAATCAGGTCAGCCTGTAGTTGAATACATTGATACTAAAGCTAGGGCAAAATCTAAAAGCGACTCTATTGATGCGGTTACGACTGCTCTAAAACATGCAGATGTTATTGCTGATGATAAAATGGTAATATTAGCTAAGGGTCTAGGTATTAAAGGCGTTGATAAAATGGAATTAGATGAGGTAAGGTCAGAATTAAAACAATATGCTTATCAGTTTCCTAAGATTTATAATGAAAAAGCAAGTTTACAATTAACACAGATTGAGGGTAAGATTATCCACCTTATTGACAAAGGAGTATTTAAACTTGTTAATATTGCTGGAATAAGGCGTTGGGAATGGGCTAAAGGAGAAAGAGAGGGTGAACGTATCGTTGATATTATGAACTCAGCACAAGACGCTAAACAAGCGTTAAAAAACCACATTTTTTCTAATATGCAAGTTGGAGATTGGATGAACCAGTTGGAAAGTGTTAATTCTGAAATGAGTGCAAAAGAGGCAGCTGCTAAATATTTATCAAGCATTGAAGTTGTAGATGTTGACAAGAGCGGACACCAAGTTGTAGGGGATAATCTTCCAGATCATTTAAAGACTGTTGAAGAAGATGTGGTATTCCCGACTGATAATGCAGAAGCTATGAGTTTTTTAAGTGATCTTAGGACAGATGGTAAAAATGCAAGTTGGGGACATGTTGCTCAGTTTTTAGAGGGTGTTTCTAAGGGAGAAGTGACTAAGGATAATTATAAGAATTGGGTAAAGAGAGAGTTTAAATATTAGGTTTCATAGTTTAGGTTTTATCGTAAAGGGTTGCTATTAAGTTAGTAGCCCTTTTTTTGTTTGTATTAATACCTATATTTGATTTAATTTTAACAAATCAATATGATATCAGTAGAACGTTTATGGAACAGAATTGGTGTTCTAACTAAAGATGGAACAAGCGGTTACACGACTGAGGATGAATTTAACAGCGACTTGTATGCGGTTAGATATCAGATTTTATCTACGTTATGTGATAATTATCAAAACAACAACAAGACTTCAAACTGGTTAATCAATCATATTAAAACGGCAAGCATAACTACATTAGCAAACGGAGTATTATACCTTCCTAATAATTACTATAGGGATTTGGCTATTCTTTATCCGCAAGGAGGTGTTGATCATGAAACTTATGACCTAAATACCAACAGCATTGGTCTTACGATGAGTAGCCCTATACGTAAGATGGATGTAGCTAAAAACAGGATAGGATATGCTTATAATGATGGTGGATTAGTTATTTATCCTAATCAAATAGGCATAACAGTTAAACTTATTTATTGTAAGCAACCTGATGAGGCTAAAATAGCCTTTAATACAGCCTCTACAGGAGAAGATGACTACATTACGATAGATAATACCAATACAGATGATTTAGACTTTCCAGAGGGCTTATTCAACCTTTTTGTGTATAGTATGTTAGAATACAGAGGCATACAATTAAAAGATGAGTTGACCCAAGAGTATAGTCAATTAGGATTAAACAGAGAAATTGTAAACGAAATAAAATAAAATATCATGGCTAAGAAAAATGTAAAAGAAACAAACGGCAATAAGGAGATTATTGTAAGTGTAAACACTGACCCTACACAACCACAGAATGACTTTGTAGTTCCTGTTCAGGATTCGCCGTCAACATCTGAGGAAGATAAGGCTAGGGATATGGAAGATTCATTGGATTACAATGAGGAGACATTATCTCAAGGAGATGTAAATGCTTATCAGACTGTAAACCCCAAAGAATTAAAAACAGTAACAGGGCGTATCGAAACTAACAACGGTACTATTTATGTAGGTGTAAAAAGAGACTAAATGACAAAAGAGGTATTTGTGGAGACAGTAATTCTCCGCGTAAACGGTGGTAACTTATCTGACGAAAGTTCAACTCAAAGGGTTGATGTAGAAGCTTATTTACCCGCTGCGGTTAATTACGCTGTTACAGCAGGAAGAAATACCAATTTGCAGATAGAGGGGAACAGAGATTACCCCTCTCTTTTTTACGGTAGCTTTTCAAACTTGTCCATAGATAGGAGTCAAACTCCACCGACAGTTACTTTACCTAAAGGATATATGCCGTTAGCAGGTAACGAAGGAATTAGATTTGTACACGATAACTGTGGTAACTACTACGCACCGCTAATGGATGCCGATAGACGTACAATAAAGAGCTACAGCAAACAATTAACTGATCAGCTATACTTTTACCCATTAGGTAAGAAATTAGAGCTATGGGGTTTAAATCCATTAGCAGAGGATTTAAGTGGAGAAATTATAATTGATGTTGAAGAATTAGCGCCAACAGATGAACTTCCGATACAAGCAGGATTTGAGACGATGGCATTAGATATCTGTTATCAATGGATTACAGGTCAAAGGCAATATCCGGCAGACAAAAAGAACAATAACGCAGACATAAACGTACAACCATGAGTTTAATACCAATAGATAGAATTGCTGAAAACATATGTGCAGGTATGGGTGATAGTACAGGCAAGTACAAGTTTACCGTTTCTAGGCATTTGTTAAGCGGTTACAGACAATTAAACCTATTTGTAGGACAAGACTTCAACGTAAAGACAGAAGTTCTTGAATATGACAACGCCATAAGTCTTCCTTGTGATTTCATCTACGAGACAAAGGTTGGTATTCGCTACAAGGGAAATATTGCTATTCTATCACTAGATAAGAATGTTGGATCACAAAAGCTCAATGATAGCAAAACTGAACAATACTTAAACAGCATTTGGGACGGAGGTTTTATAGGCGATGCTTATACTTTCTATAATTATAACTACAGATCACAGAATTTAGGTGAACTATATGGTTATGGACGAGGTGTGATAAACAGCGGATGTTATAATATTAATAAAAAAGATGGTTGCATTTACATCGGTAGCTTAATTCCAGAAGGAGCCGAGGTTGTGTTAGAGTACAAATCAGATGGCATATCGGACGGTTTAAAGCTTGTTCCTAGCGAAATGGAGATGTGTTTAAGTTATTGGGCTAAAGCGAGGTTCTACGAAGAAAGAAAAGATTATACGTCAGCTAGGTGGAATGAAGAGAAGTACCTAGAGCATTATTACCAGGTTAAACGCCTTTATAACTTTAAGAATGCGCTGTACATGGCAGCAGAAATAAACACTAGCTTTTCACCTACCAATTTTTAACGTAAGATGCCATCTAATCAAAAGCAGATATATAACCAAACCTTCGATGGAGGAATTGTAACCTCTATAGCACCAGAATTGAGGCCAAGCAATACTTATGAGTATATGCTAAACTGTAGCGTTATGGCATCAGGTGTAGGTAACGTAGGCATTGTTACCAATATAAAAGGAAATACGCTTATAGAAACCCCATTGCCAACCGGAGAAAACAAGTGTATTGGTACAGCAAAAGACCAGGAGAAAAACTTGTTTTATTTCTTTGTATGGAACAGTAACGGTTACCACACCATATTTGAGTATAACGGGTTATCAAAAAATATCCTAGTAGTTTTACAATCCATCACTGATACTGGTGGATTTGACGTTTTAAACTTCTCTAAGGACTATCTGATCTTAATGACCGATATTGTTAGAAATAAGTTATTGTATTGGGTAGACGGCTTAAATGATGCTAGAAAAATAAACATTCAAAAAGCATTAGATAAAAGCGATAAGGGTTATGGATTAACAATTTTAGAAGAATATATCAACGCTTACAAATTAGCCCCTTCATCAGCTCCTATCGCATCTTATTTTTCAGATACATCTAAACTAATAAATACACTTTATGGAACTCTAAGAAAGTTTGCAGTAAGATTTATATATGATGATGGTGAAAGAAGCAATTGGAGTGACTTTAGTAGTGTGGCTTTACCGCCAAAAGAAGCTTTTACAGGAGTTAACTCAATTCCTACAGATAACAATGGTATTTCCTTAATTGTCCCTACTGGTAGCTTAATAGTTGATTACATTGAAATTGCCATGTGGTCACCAACATTAGATGTACCAGACCCTGAATGGAGAACAATCGCTACGTTGGATAAGAAAAAACAAAGTATAACAAGCAACTCAACATATACTTATAAATTTTATAATGACAGCAAGTATCCAGTAACAGATAGAGAAAAAATAATCAGGCCATATTCCTTTCTTCCTAAACGTCCGTTGTGTCAAGCTATGACAGAAAAAGCCATGACTTATTGGAATTTTCCAGAAGGTTTCCCTGATGTGGCTATCAACACTACTTTAACTGTATCTTATGAGGACTTGTTCATAGATCAAGGACTAGAAAACAAATTTAACAGTCCTCAGATTATTGCTAATGATATACCTGATAGTGGCGACTATATCAATAAATACACGAGAGATCCTGACCAGGGAAGATATATAGAGTTAAATGGTACTATTACAAATTCAACATCTAAAAAATCTTCAAATGCGCATACTGTAACTATAGGGAACGATGTAAAAAAAGGTAATATATTTAATTATAACCTTAGAAATGGCAATAACAACTATAATTTTTCTGTAACCGCTACAGTAACAGATACTGCTACTACAATAGCCAATAAGTTAAAAGCTCAAATATTAAGTACCGGACTAATTATATTAAGGTCGCTAGGAAACGTAGCCCCACCTGAACACAATATATATACGAACGAAACAGATGGATTTGGCAACGTTACGTTTAAGTTTGTAATTATAGATTATTATGATAACGGTTATTTTGATAGCAGCGGTACGGTTAACCCTGTTCAATTTGACACATTGAAAGATACAGGCCAATCTGTTAGTAATGTTAAGCTTGGAGCAGGTATTAAGTTTGGAATAATGTATGAAGATTTTCAAGGTCGTAGAAGTTTGGTTTATACTGATGATAATCTTATAGTAACCACAGCAACGCAAAATGCTTTAGGAGGCATTAAAGCGCCTGTATTTACCCTTACTATTAAACATACTCCTCCTATATGGGCTAAATACTATCAAATAGTAAGAACAGTTGATCTTACATATCAAAACTTCGTACAGATGCTTATACAGAAAAAAATAGATGTACAAGCTACAAATAGCGGAGGAGATTATGTTGATCTGGTTGTTGGTAGCCTTTATACTTATCAAAAAATACACCCAAATACAACACTTAAATATGAGTTTAAAAAAGGAGATAGAATAAGATTTATTTCTAAACCTGACGGCACTTATTATCCTTTTTATGAGTCTGAAATATTATCTTATAAAGATACTACTACCGAGTTAATGAACTCTAATCTAACTGTAGATGGAAGTAATAATGTAACGGTAGCCTCTGCAAGCACAGACAATATAGGTAGATTTATATTGGTTGATGGAAATGAAAGAGAGATTATAGATGCGCCTACAAGCACAACATACACAGTAAATGCCCCTATTGGTAAAAGCGGACAAGACCCATATTTATCATATGAATTACAAGACAGACGTGGATTATTGAGGATAAGAAAGCCAAATGCGTCAAGTGGTGTTGATATTCAAGATTTGTCGTTAGTTGAGATTTTTACTCCTAGTTTGAGTGGAGATTTGACAGGGGCAAAACAATTTTATCATTTTAATAAAAAGTTTTCTATTATAAATGCAGGTAAAGAAAATAGATATCATGCAGGCAATCCAACAGATCAAAGCGCTACCTCTGATGCGGTAATAAGAATTACAGAAGGAACGGTATATGTAAGAAATAGAGAAATGCCAACTACCAATACCATTCCTAATGCTCAGGTAGTTATTAAGGTAGTAGAAGATCCAAGTTATTCAGATTTCTATTATAGCTTGATTAATGACAATGGCAGAGAAAATGTAGAAGATAATAAACAAGGTAAATTTCAATTTATAGATAGGGCAAGATGGAGTAATATCGAAATAGAGAATACTGCTATTAACGGCTTGAATGATTTTGATAACTTAGACAGAAATGATTACAATGATGCATTTGGGGCGTTTAAACTGGTCGTTTATACCGAAAATAAGGTTTTAGCTTTTAAAGAGCAGAAAGATTTAAACATCCCTGTGTTTGCCACCGTAATACAGGATAAATCAGGGCAAGAGCTTTTGGGAGCCAGCACTAGACTATTAAATGATGCTATTTACTATTCTCATGATGGTGGCATTGGTAATAATCCAGAAAGTTATGCCAGAAATGAAAATCAACATTATCATGCTTCTGCTAATTCAGGCTGTTGGGTGAGATTAAGTGCAGACGGCATTACACCTATTAGTGAGATATATTATTTTGATAATGAAGCTAGGCGGCTGTTATCAGAGGCAGATAAAAATAAAACAAAAATATTTGGAGAATTTGATAGGCTTACAAGGGGTGTTATATGGCATATAGAGGGTTACGACAAAAAAACATATTCTCAAGGTTTTAGTGATGCAGGTTGGCAAGTTTTATCTGATCCATTGCCCGAAGGTCAAGTTTATACAATTGTTACATCTCCTTTACATGGCACAATAAGTTATTCTAATGGTAATCCAGTTTATCAAGCAAATGCCGGATACGTAGGATCAGATAGTTTTACGTACTCTACTGTGGTAAATGGAAATACGGTAATTAAGAAGGTCTGTTTAAACATTGTCGCTCCTCCTAACAGACAAACATCTTGGAGGCAGACTAGCGCTTACACATGTGTTTTAGATGAGTATGGACTGAGGACGGGAATGAAAGCTTTTCCTACGTTAGAAGAATATTATACAGATAATGGTCAAAATACTGGAAATACTAAGCCTAATGATGCGATTGATCCAGATTACGTTCCACCTGTTAGTGATGAAGTAACTTGTGTTCCTCAACCTGTAGACCCAACTCCAAATCCTTTTAGTTTTGCAGCTATCACCGGAGCAGAGTTGAGTACAATGTATGTTTCAGAGCCTGTAACCATAAGTGGAATAAATATACCTGTACCTATTGCCATAGATAACTACGAATACAGGATAAACGGTGGTGCTTGGACAAGTGAAGATGGATCGTTAATAAACGGCAGTATTGTTGAGGTTAGAAGATTGTCATCATCTTCTTATGAAACAACTCTATCTACTACTTTAACGGTTGGTGGTATATCAGCTACGTTTAATGTAACTACTAGAGAAGAATCAATAATACCTATTGATCCGTTTGACTTCATGGTTTTAAGATATAGTTGGGATTCTGGCGCAGGCACAGATTTAGATACGTTTACTGGACTTATCAATACCGGAACTATATACGATAATGATTACGTTGGATTTTCTCAAGGAGATACTAAAGTCCCTGCTGGTTCGGCAACCCCTTATATTTGGTGGGGTTCTGATAATACAGGAGCCGGAGTAGAGGCTATTTTGATTGATATAAAAAAATTCATAACTGATTTTCCTTCAACACCAAATCCAATACAGGTTATTATGAATGCAGTTTGGTATGGTACTAGACTTACAGGGGATATAACTGTGGGAGTTACCACATATGTTGGAGGAACAATGAGTTATGACGCACCTACATTCAATTTTGTAAATACGGGGGGAACAGTTGGGCAAGATATAACCTTACCATTTAATGTATTGGCTAACAATAAACTACATGATATAGCTAATTCATCTCCTGTGGCTATATTGGATTACGACAAGGTAACAGAAACAGCAACATTAACACTTCAATAAATGGGATCATATACGTTAACAGTAGGTGGGAGCATCGAAATAGATTTAAGAGAAGATTACACAGATAATGGGTGGAGTATATCAGGTGGTGTTGCTACTCATAGCGCCTGTAATTCAGGTTTAATAAAGCTAAACGCTATACCATATGTTGTTGGGGTGCCTAATACATTTAAATACGTTGTAAGCAATTATTCAAGCGGAACAATACAATTAATGGTCGGTAATACGTTAGGTTCTGTAAACAGTTCTAATGGGGTTAAAACAGATGTTATTACACCACAAGAAGGAGATGTAATATATCTTTATTCTGATGGTAATTTATCAGCACAGATATTTGAGATTTATACTGAAACGGCAGAAGAAACAGGGGTAACATTACAGTTTGATGAAAAGTCAAATAGATGGATAACATATTATTCTTTTAATCCTGATTTTATGTTGAAATTTATCAACGACTTCTTTACTTTTAAGAATGGAAGATTGTGGTTACATCATTCAAATGAGTTAAGAAATAACTTCTATGGAGTACAGTATACAAGTAAGATTATTTTTTATGTAAATTTGAATCCAACAACTATAAAGCAGTTCTTTAGTATACGGGAGAAGTCAAATAAAATATGGTCTATTATAGAAGCTTATATCATGCCTACAGATGGAAAGATTAATGGACAGAGAAGTAGATTGAAGAAAGGCAGATTTAAAGACTTACAAGGTGACAAGTTTGCTGATTTTTTAAGAGATATGGAAGATCCTAGATTTAATAGTGAACTAGACGCTTTATTGAAAGGAGCAGTTTTACAAGGTAATGTAATGAGAATTGAGATTGAATGTGATGAGACGTCAGAGGTAAGGTTACAGTCAATAGATATAACAACAGCTATTAAAAATTACACATATTAATATGGCAGAAGAAACATTTTTAGGTAAATATGGCGGTCTTCTTGGAACAGGCGCAGGATTATTATCTACTGCATTCAAGTTTGCACAGGGAATTGGTCAAAAAAACAAAGCAAACAAAATAAATCCTGTTAATCCAGGCTATGCTGTTAATTCGGGGGTAATCAATAATGCAAGAACTCTGTCTGATAGATATGGTAATTATGTTATGCCAGAGTATAATGCTGCACTTAATAATATTCAACAGAATCAATCCACGGCATTTAATAACGGTATTCAAGGAGCAACTACAGGAGGAGATGTATTAGATTTGGCTACCAAATTAGCTTATGGAGGAGGGCAACAGTTAAATAACTTAGCAGTTCAACAAGCTCAAGGAAAAGATCAGGCTTTATTACAATCTCTAAATGCCAATGCTCAAGCAGGTCAAGAGTATCAGAATAAAAATGCTTATGATAGATCACAATACGATGCGCAATTAAGAGAAAAAGCGGCTTTAAATCAAGGTTCTGCTGAAAACTTATATGGTGCTATTGATACCGCTGGTTCTGTATTAGGTTCGTATTTAAATCCAAAAAAATCTCTTATTGATCCTAGTCAAGCAACTCCACAACAAATAAAACAATGGCAAGAATACTTAAATATTATGGGGCGTAATAACGGAGGTGCATAATGGCAGATTATAATAGTGTGCCTCTTGGACAGGCAGGGACAGGAGAAGCCTTCGTATTAGGCAATAGTCAATCTGCTAACAGGTTGTTAAATACAATTGATTACAATCAACAAATCGATAAGCAGAATCAAGCATTACAACTTCAACAAGCACAACGTTTAGCTCAAGATTGGCAAAAGAACGCACTAAAAGTTGATGGAGGATTGTATTGGCAACCAGAGTTTGACCAAAGGGTTCAAGAGCATTTAAAAAAAGGAATGCAACTTAAATCTATGGGTATTGACCCTTACTCGTATAATCCTAATCCACAAGCAAATCAGATTTCACAAGAATACAACTTAGAAAGGGCTGCATTGGAACAAGATTTAGCTAATAGGAAACTTGCAGAATCAGAAATTAAGAAAAGGTTTGACCTTTTAAAAGGAAGCGAAGGGAAATACTATACTAAAGAAATAGAGGACTTAAACAAACTTATCAATACACCTTATTCACAAGCAAAAAATCAAAGCATTCCTAATTTAGTTGAGAGGTTTAATCCTAATACTGTACTTAGTAAGATTACTCCTGCTCAAATTGGTAACGAGATGGTTGTTGGTAATAGAAAAATAAAAAGTGTTAAAGCATTACCGCAAGAAACAAGACAAGCTATAGTTTCGGGGTATGGTAATGACCCGAATACAGCAAGATGGGTTAATGAACTTACAGGTAATCAAGGATTAACTATTCAAGACTTAGAAAGTTTGCCTAATACGAAAGAAAGCATTAAAAAAGATTTATCTAAGAATTATAAGGGGAATCCTGTGTTGAGGCAGCAACTAGCTTCACAAGGAATTACTGATGAGGATCAATATATAAATTCACAGGCTGATAACTTATACGAGGCAAAAAGAAAGTGGAATAATCAAATAGACTCAGACCTCAACCAAGTATTACCAAAGGTTAAACAAATGAGTTCTATATTACCTGACTATAGAGCAGAAGATCAAGCAATGAAAAGAGAACGACTAGAATTAACTAGGAGAAGAGAAAATAGATTATCAAACGCTATGTCGGGAAACCAAGAGGATGACGATATCTATTATACAAATCGATTCATGGATAAGCTTTTTGCTGGTGCTAGAGGAGAAAAAGAAGGCGTAGGTACAGGAGAACAATTAGGAGGTATCCTAGATGGCAAAGGTTATTCTAAAGATTGGAGCTTGCCTGGTAGTGATGCTAAACAAACTAAGCCATACCATGTGGAGAAATTTACAGTAGATGGTAAACCAAGTGGTAAAATAAAAATTACTGTAGCGCCTAAAATAGATGCGGAGGGTAACGAAATTTCTCCATCAAGGAGTATTACTATTAATGCCAATAACGAGGATACAGAAAGAAGTAAATTAAATTCTTTCTTAAAAGATGTAACAGGAGGTTCATTAGGGCTGAAAGAAAGCCAGATTAGAACGAATCAGGCAAGCGGTAAGGTTAAAGAATTACCAAAATCAACAAATAAATTTAAAAACGTTCCTAAAGGAGGATTTTAATAATGGCAGAAGAAATTATAGATGAAACAGTAGTTCAAGATGACCCACAACCAAAACCATCTATCTACAAATTCTTAAAAGACAATAACCTTACTACTAAAGATGAGGCTACTTTCAATAAGGACTACTCTAGTGCTGAAAAGCAAAAGGAGCTGTATAACTTTATGAAGGAAAATCAGCTTACTACTAAAGATTTTAATACGTTCAGCTCCGACAACTTCGGGGCTTTTAAAAAATACGGGGGTGCCAAACGCTCCTTCTTCACAAGGTTTAGAGAGTGGATCAACAATATCTACACCGCAATCACAACCTTTCCAAGATAACATAATCCCACAATTTGCAGGAGCAGATCCTACTATTGGGGCTACTCAATTAGAAGACGTAAATATTACTGCTCCTGCTTTAAATAAAACATATCCGTTACTTAATCCTAATGCGGGATATGACGCTGTTTTAACGAAAGAACAGCAAGCAGAAGCTTTACAGCCTAAACAACCTACAGAAGCAGAAATAGCGTTCTCAAATCGCTTAAAACAGATTAAAAACGTATATGATACAGCTAACCCGAATGTAAGGAAAAGCACTAAAGCAGAAGAAACAATTTCTAAGGCTGTTCCTGATTCAGAAAGGGCGGGTAACAGAGCTACGTATCTCTATAATAAAATCTTAGATGGAGTTGGCAGTGTGGCTAGCGGTATAGGAGATATGGCAGTTCAAGGAGCATCTATAATGAATACAGGTGTTTTAGATGCTTCTCCTGTTAATACAAAGCTTTATAGGGAGCAAATAGCGCCTGATATAAGAACTTATTTAAAAGATACTATAGGCGCTAAAACAGATAAAGGGCTAGAAGCTCGATATAATAATGAAACTGTAACTTCTGCAATAGGAGGTGTGTTTAATTCTGCACCAGCAATGTTGATGACTGCTGCTAGTGGTGGGCTAGGAACAGGTGCTATGTTTGCTCAAAGCTTTGATAATGCAATAGAGTCAATTAACCAAAGTGAAGAAGGAAGAAATTTAGATGAAGCTACAAAAAGCTTTTTTGCCGGAGGTGTTGGCATTGCAACGGCATTATTAGAGAAATATAGTTTTGATAAGATATTTAAAGGCGAAACGGGTATAATTGGAAATGCTATTGCAAAAAGAGCTTTAAGAAACGCTAGTGAAGAAACAGGTGGTAAAGTTACAGGTGATGTATTTAGTAAATTTTTGGACAAGGAAATAGTTAATTTAACCAATAAGTACGTTAAAGGAGGTGCCAGGCTATTAGATGCCTCATTAGTTGAATATGCTACAGAAGCTTCACAAGAGGCTGCACAAGCAGGAGCAGAGCTTTTAGTTAATAAACAAACCGGAAAGCCTGTTTTTGATACGAGTGAAACCTCTAAATGGGATGGTTTTCTGAACAGAATAAACAAAGCAGGAGTTGTAGGAGCTATTGGCGGTGTATTTATGGGTGGACTATCAATGGGTATATCAAACTTAGCAGGCATTAAACCATCAGTTGTTGAAGAAAGCCAAAGTAAATTGGATGATATTAATACCGCTTTAAATAACGAAAACATATCTGAGGCAGCTAAAGAAGTGTTGGTTCAGGAAAAAATAAAGATTCAAGATGAGGCACAAAAGATAGCTGATAAAGTAGATGAAGCTTATGACAAGTTAGATGATAAGCAAAAAGAGCGGGTGGTAGAGATCATAGATGAGAAAGCAAAACTGCAAGAAGCATTGGCTGATGAAAATGTTCCTGAAAGTGTTAAAAAAACATTAACCAAGCAATCGGAAGAACTAGATAATGAATTAAGCCAAATTAAGCCTGTAGAAGAAGCCAAAGGCAATAACACAAATGAAACTACAAATACACAAAATGAAGCTGTTACAGAGCCTAAAATAGAGTCAAATGAAGAAACAAATCAAGTTACAGAACAACAAGTACCTAAGACAGAAGAAACAGTTGCAAAGACAGGAGAAGAAGTCTTAAACAAAAGATTTACGTTAAAAGATCTTGAAGACGTTTCGGATGGGAGTGGATTAGTAAGGAAAGGAGAAACTTTTACTAATCCTGATAAATTACATTCTCAACTAAAAAAAGGAGATAAGGTTAAGTTTTTTTCTGAAAAAGAACGAAATGGTATTTATAATGGAAAGTCAATAATTGACGACAAAGGTAACCAATGGGGTATGCTAGCTATATTATCAGATAAAACTGGGTGGATAGAAATTAACAATAAATCTCAACAACAATTAGCCCCCAAAAAAGCAGCACAAGAAAGCGTAAAAAATATATACGAATCTGATAGTAAAATAAAGGAAGTTGGAACAGAAGAAGAGTTTAACGATTATTCAAAAGCTATATTCCCTGATAGCAAGGTAAAGGATGTTGTGTATCATGGCACCAATAATGACTTTAAAACTTTTGAGAAAGGATTTAGTGATGCTAAAAACGGTAAAACAGATACGCAGGGTATTCATTTTGTAGAGGAAGCTGCTAAAGACGAATACGGTAAGAACTATGGCAAAATGGTTCCTGCTAAATTGGACTTCAAAAATCCATTAGAGATAGAGGCCACAAGGGAAAATGCAGATATGGTTGAGAGGTTAGAATATCTTTCCCAAAAGGATATGGAGGATTTTAAGAAGCAAGGTTACGATTCTGCTATTATAAAAAGAAAAGGTGAGACAGAATATATTGCTTTTGAACCGGAACAGATTGTTAATTTATCATATTCAGAAAGGTTTAAGACCTGGAAAGAGTCTAAATCGCTTAGTGTTAAGCCTATATTAAACGAGACAAATAAAACAAAAAAAAAATATCCAAAGGAACCCTTAAAAAATGTGCAATCAACTTTTGAGGCATTATCTTATTTAAACGATATTGATGAAAGTAAGTTAGATGGATTAACAGATTTTATTGATTCAGATTATAGTGTATCTGAAATAATAAAACCTGTTAAAGACAGAGCTAAACAGGTTTATACTCCGGCAACTTTAGAGGAAATAAAAGATCTTCAAAAAATAACAAATCCAAAAGAAATTTTACAGAAAATAAATAAAGAAACAAAAGAGGAAAGTTTAAGGAAGGTTTCCATGCTTTTTCTGGAAAATTATAGTAAAATAGCCCCATTTATTCAATTTAAAATTGATTTAGCAAGGGATTTAAACGGTAACGCTGTGTCTGGTAATGGTTCTTATGCGGGTGGGAAAATAGACATATCAGTAGGTGCATTTAGAGGGAGAAAAAATTTATATTTTACTAGCGGTATCGAGCAAGGATTTAAAACAATATTGCATGAATTTACTCACGCTTTTACAATAGACGCTTATAGAAGTCCTAGTAATAAAATAGAAAGAGATTTTAAGGATTATATTGATAAAACGTATAAGGAATTAAAGAAAAATTCAATGTTTTCCGATAGCTATGGTTTTAGTAAGCCAGAGGAGTTCATAGCTGAAATATTCACTAATCCTGAATTTAGATATAGCGCCCCTATTTATGAGTCTGGTTTTTTGGATAAGGTTATAGAATTTATAGCCAAAATGTTTGGTTATATAAAAGATAAAAACTCAGCTAGTGACGCAAGGTTTGATAAAGCTAAAGAAGCCTTTGATGTTATTTTTAGAACCATACCTAATATTAGGGCCGGTAAAGGGAAAGATATTTTTTATGAAACAACAAAAAATATAAATAGAATATCAGAAGCATATCACAAAGCAAAAAAAGATGGTAATAATCCAAAACTTGTTGAGGCTGTGGAAAAAATAATTAAAGAGAATGATAGTAGCGTTCAAGAAACTCAAAATGAGAAAGAAAGTAATACAACAGGTATAACTCAGGAAGCTACAGCTAAAGCACGAGAAAGCATGGGAGTTGAGGCTTATGAAAAACAAAGCCAATCTAATGAACAAAGAAGAACTAGAGCGGAGAAGGCCATTAAAGACGGTTACAACGTAAAAGAACTTATAGGTAAAATTAAAGCCAGTGAAGATTTCGTTCCGAGTAGACAAGAGTTCGAAATATTAAAGATTTATGAAAACTCTTTAGCTGCTTCCATTGCTAAGAACCCAACGTCAGAAAGGATTGCTGAACGCGCAGATTTATTAAGAAATGTTGATATAGCTACAAGTAGAGTAGGTTCATCTCTACAAGCAATAGCAGGATTAGAAGCGACAGAAGACAACCTTGCTAACTTCTTGCAAGCAGAAGCAGTACATTATGGTGTAGATGAACTACCTCAAAATATTATTGATGACTTAAAATCTAAATACGAAAAAGGTCAAGAGGCAAAACAGGCTTATGAGGCAGGCTATAAAAAAGCAAAGGATGAACTTATCAAGCAACAAGCAGAATTAGAACTAGCTAAACAACGCAAGAAAAACAAATCTTCTGTAAAGAAATCTAGCGCTGATTATGCAAGCGAAAGAGCGGAGCTAAAGCAAAGTATTAAAGATAAATTAAAGAAGGCTAGAGGGCAGTTAAATGCGGTTCCTGTGCCTTATTTAAATGAGTTAATTGCTATTGCGCCTGATGTAGCTAAGTTAGTTAAGAGTTATGTTGAAGAGGGCGTATCTAAACTTGATGATATTGTAAAAAGAGTGCATAAAGATTTAGAGGATGAAATAGATGGTATTACTGAGCAAGATGTAATTGATCTGATTAGCGGACAGTATAATGCTAAAAGACCTACTAAAACTGATATTCTTGTACAGGTAAGGGATTTAAAAGAGCAAGCTAAACTTCTTAAGAAGATTGAAGATTTAGAGAATGGTAAAGTCCCTACTGACCCTGTTAAGCAAGTAAGGCGTAACGCGGAATTAGAAGCGTTAAGGAAGCAGATAAAGGAATTAGAAGATGAGGTAGGTATTACCGAACAAAGAACACTCAAAACACGTAGAACTGCTTTAACCAATAAGATTAAGCAATTACAAGAGGATTTAGAGGCAGGCAATTTTGATTTAGAACCTGCTGAACCAAGAAGGGTAAGATTAGATGCTGAAACTCAAAAGAAACAGGATGAGTATATAGAGTTTTTGAAAGAGACAAATAGAAGGAGAGATCAGGCTATTTATGAGCAGCAAAGCAAAATAACAAAGGCGTGGCTTAAATTTCAACAGGTTTTAGGATTGAGAAGACTCATTCAGACTTCTATTGACTTTAGTATGCCTTTTAGACAAGCGGTGACTGTTACTTTAAATCCTAGATACGTTCCTACAACATTAAGATCTTTTGCTAATATGTTTAAGTCAACGTTTAGTGAAAAGCAATATGACCGGATCATGTTTAACATTCAGCAAGACCCCTTATTCTTGGATATGAAAGCTGATGGATTGAAATTTTCAGAAATAGACAGTAAGGATAACTTAAAGAGAGAAGAAGATTACAGAACAAGTTTCTTGTATCAAATACCTTATTTAAGAGAGCCGTTCTTAGCGTCAAACAGGGCTGCTGCTGGCTATATTAATACAGCTAGGTATAACTTGTACTTAAAAGGAGTTGAGAGGCTTAGAAATCAAGGAATAACGCATGAGAATAGTCCTGAAAATTACGCTGCTTTAGCTAAGTGGACGATGAATATGACAGGTAGGGGTAATTTACTTGATTTCATGGAGAAGGGTGAGAATGCTAGTAAGTGGCAAAGGATAATGGGTGATACATTTTATGGTACAAGGCTGATGGCATCGAGGTTTAACATGCTTAATCCTAACTACTACATTAAAATGCCTAAAGAACAAAGGATAGAAGCATTAAAAGATATTGGTAGTTATGTGGCACTTTCTGCTGCTGTAGCGTTAGGTGCTGTAGCCGCAGGTGCTACTGTTTCAACTGATCCAGAAGATGCAGACTTTTTAAAGGCTAAATGGGGCGATAAGAGGTACGATATATATAGTGGTGGTATGAATACATATTTAAGAACTGCATATCGTCTAATGAAAGCTATGTATCAAAGGACAAATCCTAAGCTGTATGGTAAAAACAAAGACAAGGCAGCGCTTAAAAAAGCTAACAAATATGGGAGTTTTGCTGTTAAATCTACAACTGACTTCTTTAGATATAAGCTTGCGCCTAACACATCTTATGTGCTTTCTGCTACGTTAGGGAAAGACCCATTAGGTAGAGATTTTAACCCTAATGACATTTTAGCTTTTTACCCTATGTATGTGGATGATCTAAGGGATGCCATGAAGAAAGATGATGCTGCATTAGAGGGTTTATCTATACTAGCTCCATCTTTATTTGGTATTGGCGTTCAAGAATATTCAAATAAGAAAAAGCCTACTAAAGAGAAAGAATAAAAAGCTAACAACCTCGGTCTTAACTGATCGGGGTTAATTTGTTTAAATTAATATTTACTTTTATAAAAAAAATATATAAATCATGGCAACTTATCCAAAATATGACTTTAATGACCCCGACTTAAATTATGATGATGTATTCGCGACAACCATTGATATGTATTCAGATTTAAATGCTCAAAAAGGGTGTTGTGTGAGTAAAGGTTTAAAAGATACTTTTTCCCAAGCAAATACCTTCATTACCCTGGCTTCTTTTGATAAAGATAACCTGAATATGGAAAGATATAAAAGTGATGTTAAATCCGCTTATTTATTACTTTATAGCAAAGTGTAATGTTTCCACAAGAGATTTTAGATAAAATAGATAATGGCAATTCATATTTGTCAAATCTAGTGCAAGAGTACAAGGATGCTCTTGGCAAAGGGTGTAATGATGTACCAAATGCTATGGAATGCCTTAAAAATACCATGAACTCTTTGAATTGGAGAAAGAATTTATCTGGTGTGGTTTATAATGACATAGACGAAAAAAATATAGACATTATGCTGAAAATTATAGGAGATTATTCTAATAAGATACCACCTTCTGTTAATGCAGGTGCCGATAGAACAGTTAATACTTCTGATGCCCCTGTGGTATTTACTGCTACTGTCACTTTGGGGTCGGGTACACTTGTAAGTATTTTATGGGAACAGATAAGTGGTACTACTGCTGTTATAAGCGGACAGAATACAACTACATTAAGTGTTAATAGCTTCTCTGTAGGAGAAATGATATTTAAGGTAACTGTAACAGATTCAAACAATTTAACAGCATCAGATACGGTTAAATTAACTGGTGTTCAGTCTACAGAGTTATTTGCTTATTTTGGAGGATTAGATGATAAGACTATATTAAATGAAAGTCAAATAACATCAGGCAGTTTTACTACTTTCTACAATATGGCGTCAGTTAAAATACCATACAATATACCTGATTATAAATTTCTATGGTTTGCTATACCAACAGGACAGCCTATTAAGAACTGGTTTCAGGATACAGTTAGATTAGACAATAATGGCCCTATAGGAACTGAAAATGACTTTTATGATGCTCCTGTGGCTTCTGGAATATTCGATTTCTATATTACTAATTATGACACATCTTATTCTTACCCTTCTAATCCAAATGCAGGATTGGAATTTAGCACTATATAACTATGTCTTTATCACCTATAAACGATAATCAAAATTTAAGAGCGCCTAAAGCACTTGATGACAGGGAAGGAGTTTTCCAAAGCGGAGTATTCAGAGCTTATCTTAACAAAGAGGAGGCTAATACCAAAACGGCTAATAGAAGATACCCTAATATGGTAGTTCCTATAACCATTGATGTAGATGGCACACCTGTAGATGTATCTCACAGATGGAATGGTACAGATTGGGTTATTGATGATGCTATTCAAGCTAATAATGCTGCTGAAACTAAAATACCATTAGCGCAAAAGAATGCTGTTGGTGGTGTACCTTCTATAGATACTATTTCTCTAAATAACACAATAGATGGATTAAGATCTTTAAATGGTGTATTAAAATCCCCTGTTATATATACAACTGACAAAAATAAAGAAAGTGTATGGATTTTAGACCCAACGGATACATCTACTCCAGATGACGGATACACTACTATTGTTACCTCAGATGGTAAAAGATTTAAGAGTCCAAGAAGAAATGTTGTAGAGGCTTGGAGATTTGGAATAAAAGGAGATGGTATTACTGATGATACTGCTTCTTTTCAAAACATGCTACAAATAATACCAAGCAATACTACAATTGATTTTGGGGATTTAAATGTTGTTTTTGACTCAGTAAATCTAGTTGGTAAGCGAAATATTAAGTTTCAAGGGAATGGATCTATATTTAAGGGAACTGTTATTATAGGGGATATAGATCCACTAGCATCCGTATATGATGCTAATTTCTCAGCAATTGGTATTAGATTTGAACATACTGGATGGGTTCGTAATTGTTTCGAAGTTGCTAATGTTAGGGGTATATACATAAGTGAAATATATTGCAATGGAAGTAATTCGCTTTTTTATGTAAGACCCATAAACAAATTTCAACACTTCGCAAGAGGTTATGTGAAAAATTGTCATGGAAATAGTAATTATCTAGTTTATTGCGACAATACTATAAATACAGCTCCTTATACTAACATATTAATGAGTACAGGAGATATAGAAGTTAGTGGTAATGCCGACCATCAAGCTAGAATATGTAATTTTTTAGGATTTGGTGTGGACGGAGCAGTAATAGCTAATAATATTTTCTTCATGACATCATATCATCTATTGTCTCAGATTAAGAATCAAAATGTGAGGATTGTTGCAGGAAATTGGATTTCTGTAGTCAACAATCAAATGTTTGAAGCTGGACTTGAAGGTATATTGTTAGAATTGAATAGAAACTTTACAATATCAGACAACAGGTTTGCATGGAGCGGACAGAGGGATGTAAACTTAGGATATGGTATAAGGGTAACTGGTGGTGGATACACTCAGGCTGACTACAGTACAGGTGTTATATCTGACAATCTATTTGACGGAGTAACACGAACAAATATAAAATTAGACGCTCTTACTACAGGAGTTAGTGTTGATAATAACAGGGGGGTATCTACTGGTAGTGCATTACATTATTACGGAAATGGATTGAATGGTTTTAATAATCCTAGCGTAGTTCCTGCTTTAAATTCTGTGACTGGATATCATGTTGAGGCTGATATAAATACACGAAGATGTAGCGCTACAAATAATACTGATGAGAGGTATGATTGCTTTTTCCCTTTTAGTGAAACTTCCGGTATAAGTAATAACGAACAGTTAAAGCACTATAATAACAGTTGTACTTTCAAATCAGGTTATTTAGAGAATAGACCGGCAACTGTACCATCCATATCATCAGACGGAAAGGTTTTTGTAAATATTTCTAAAAATCTGGTAATAACTACAGGCTCAACCATATCAGTTATAAAGGATATTTTAGGGGCAATTATAGGTGATAGCGTAATTATTTCTAACCAGAGTTCTTCTCAATTATCAATAGAGAACAATGATAATATACAACTTGCAACAGCTGTTACATACCAGATACCAAGCAATAATGCTATTACCTTACAGAAGAGGGTAGATAAGTGGTATGAGATCAGCAGAACTGATAACGGAGCTCCAAAATCATCTTTATATATAAACGGTGCTTCAGGGACAAATAGAGATTTTGGTTTTCAAACATCTGGTTCATTAAGATGGATTTTGAGGACTAACAATACACCAGAAAGTACAGGAAATATAGGTAGTGACTTAGAAGTTATAGCTAGAAATGACGATGGCTCTTTTGCAGGTACAGTAGCTAAATTTTTCAGATCGACCTTAAATGTAGTAATAGGTAGCATTACGAATACTCCGTCTGCGATATTTTCTTTAAACTCAACCAATAAGGGGTTTTTACCTCCAAGGATGACAATTTCTCAAAGAGATTTAATTGCATCTCCTGCTATTGGGTTAACAATTTACAATATCGATTCTCAAAGGAACGAAACGTTTAACGGAGCATCTTGGGAAGGGATTGATACGCGCCAATCAACAATATACAATCCTACAAACGGAGTATTAATAACTACAAGTATATTGGGATCATCCTTACAGTTTCTGACTGTTAAAGTAACAGGGAATACAAATAGTGTATCTGGTAGAAAAACAATGGATAGCCTTTTTCAAGCGAGAAATAATTCTGGCACAATAGATAATACAGGCGGAATATCTAATGGTTATCCTTTGAGAATGGATATGTTTATATATAACGGTTTTGTATGTGCATATCTTCCTTTTATAGCTAACTTTTTAACCTACAATATTAATGTATTATCTCCACAAGGTACAAATAGGGGAAACTTAATAACATCTATACAAGATGCAGTTAAACCGGTTTCAGGCGTTACGTCTGATGTAACTATTGTTTCAGATGCAGTTCCTCCAATAATAAAAACGCCTAATACAACAGATGTTGTTACAGCCTCATTTTTAAACACAAATTATCCAGTTTCTCAATACCCTATTGATACTGTTATTAAATACTATAATCAAGGAATGACTTATACCAGAATTACAGACACAATATGGGATTTTACACCGACTAACATTTTATCGTAAAAAGAATAAATTATGAAAAAACACATTTTAATTATTTTGTTGTTAACAGGATTAGGAGCTAATGCGCAAAATAGATTTTATAATCTAACTACTCAATTTGACTCGGTAAAAGTCAGAAAGTTATTAATGACCTCAGTTCAAACTGGATCTACCTCGGATTCTTTATTGACAAAAAAACCAAATGGAGGTGTTTTTAAAATAGATAGATCATCGTTTATTTTTAACACCACTACACCTCAAACAGCTAATATCAGTATTACAGGCGATATATCTTCTGGTAATTACCTAAAAGCAGGTATTGGAGTTAAAGTTGCTGAGACAGTCGGTTTTTCCACTTCTAGCTATGCAGAGTTTTCAAATAGCAGAGCTAAGATGGGTTGGAACGGAACTAAAGGAATGATAGATATACGCGGTAATGACAACTCTAAATCAATTCTTTTTGGAGGCGGGGCTGATGATTATGCTGTGATATTTCCTACTTATTTTGCCCCAGCAATAACAGGGGGTATAGCTTTAGGAAATGGCTCTTTGTATTTCAGCAATGCTTTTTTAAATGATTTGAGGTTAGCTAAAACAGGTTTATTAAAAGGAAATGGTACTGGAGCAAATGTTAGTGTGGCTATTGCTGGTACAGACTACGGTACAGTATCAAATTTTTCTAAAACAGATGGCTTTGGAATTTTTTCAAGCGTTAGCAACCCAACAACAACACCTGTTCATACTATAGCGGTAGATACTACAACAATAGCTACAAAAGCTAATTCTAATACTTTAGCTCAATTACAAACAAGGCTTTCTGCTAAAGCTAATTTAAACGGTGTTAATACCTTTGACGGTAGTTTACAAACTTATGGAAGCTCAGGAACTGCTCGGACATATTTAAACAACAACGGTCTTGTTGTAGGTTCTACAACTGATTCGAAAGCTGCTTTGGTTAGTTCAACTGGTTTTGGATATAGAAGCGCTACTGGAACCACTATATCGCTTATTTTCCCTGTAAGTACGGTGAATAGATCTGTTTCTTATCAGGATAAGGACGGTACAATAGCTTACACATCTGATTTATCTAACTACCTTGTTAGAACAGCAAGTGGTAACGGCTCATCTACTACCATATCTATTCCTCATGGTTTATCAGGGGTGACTACATCATCTTATGTTACTGCTATGGCTAATAACTCTGCTAGTGCAGGTATACAATACGTTACTGTAGATTCTACAAACATTAATATATTTTATACTGTTGCTCCTGTATCAGGCACTAATAACCTTTTATATTCTATAGAAATTAAACCATAATGAAAAACTTAATTTTATCTTTTTTACTGTTATGTAGCATAACGGTAAATGCACAGACAAGTCCCGTAGCCAGCAAGCAGTTTGCCACTATAGCTGATTTAAGAGCGCAAGCAGGTACAGCTAATGTTATTGTGACTCTTTCTGGTCTAACGGCCATGAATGATAAGAACGGAGGAACTTATCAATGGGATGATACCAATGTGAGTGCTGATGACGGTATATTAGTTATTAAAGTAACAAACGTAACCACTGGTAGATGGATTAAAAAGCTTAACGACAACGTTATTAAAGGAAGTGTTATATTTAACGGCACAGCGCTTCAAACGGCTTATCCTGTTACGTTTTCTACAGCTTTACCTTATTCTCCATCAGCAATATTTATTCAGCCTACATCGATTAATGCAGCTGCATTGAGCTGGGTAAGTAATAAGAGTGCCACAGGTTTTACCGTTAATTTCTTATCTGTCCCTGTTATAGGAACTAGCAACATAACTTTTGATTATATCGTAATTAAACAATAAATATCATGGCAAACTTTTCATCAAATCAGACAATATCAATTCAGGGCTTATGCCAGACTTTAACATCCACAGATACATCAAACTACGGGAATAATGTTGAGGGGTTTACGGTTGATAATATTGAGTTTAAAAGATGGACTTTTAGAAATTCATCAGGAACCATTATTAAGCAGTTTACAGGCGGTAAGAATGATTTATCGTGTTCTTGTGATATAAGTTTACTAACACTTAATATATCGGTAGAATTAGCGGTTGTAATTACTAATCATGGAGACTATACTGTACAGAATAGCTTTATCATTCCATGCTTGTTAACTTAATTTATTTTATATTTGACGTTATGAAAAAAGAAGCACAAAAAAATCCTCCTATCCAATCAGGAGACAAATGCAATGGGGTAGAGAAACCTACAGGCCCAGGTGATTGGATTTGCGACAATGGAAAATGGGTTAACATTGAGGTTCCCCAGCCAGATGCTAAATAATGTATAAGTTTCTAAGAGAATATGGTATAGGGTCATCATTGTTGGTACATTGGTTGCTTTATTACTTTGCTCTTTTCAACAATTACATGGATTGGGGTTTCAATGGGAAAATAAGCTACTCTATTCAATGGGGTAGCTTATGTTTTTTAGGTGTAGGTGTGCTATTTACATTTGCTAAATGTGTTGATGATTGTAATTTAAAGTATCTATGGGCGTGTATTTTCAGTTTCACGTTAAGGGGTATTATTATTGTGTTTAAGCCTTGGGGATTTGATAACAGTTCAGATATAATGATGATGTGCGGAGCATTTATGATAGGATATTTTCTAATTGAAAAGAGTAATAAAAAAACAAGTGACAGATATTTTAAATATTAGCCTATAGAATGAAATCTACGCTTAACATATTAGAAATGATGCTAATACCACTACCAAAGCTCCTAATTAATTTTATTGTGATGGAAGCTACTTTTTTAGGTTTAACTACACAAGATGCTATGACGCATGCAGGAGCAGCCTGTGCTATTGTATTGGCTTTTCTTTTAAGGATAGCTATGGAGTGGGGTAAGAATGCTTTGAGTTATAAGAGTGTAATTATTCAGGCTATAACAACAATGGCTTTATGTTTTGTTGCTATCTATATTTGGCATGATTTTTTGAATTATTCAAAGGGATTTGAAATATATGTTTTCACATGTTCTCTATTTAGTGTGTTTATAGTTGCTGAAATAGAGGTGGTATTCAAAGTAGGTTTTAGGAATTGGTTAAAAAAGTTCTTTGTCAAGATAATGGCATCAGAAGATAAGGAGATTACGAAATGATAACATGGCAAGGTGTAGCTTTAATTATTACTATTGTAGTTATGATGGCTTTGGTTTTTTCAATAACCAGATTTTTAGCTACAGCGCGATACGGGCTATATTCGTCTGTTATTAAAGGATACTTTAGGGGCAATGAGGTTAGGCGCCATTGGATAAATGAATATGGCATATATTATTGGAGCTTATTGTTAAATGTATGCCTTATTGTGACGATATTGGCATTATGTGGTTCACTTAGTCAAATGAAGTTTCTTAGCCGTCCTGAGTTGGCATTGATCGTTAGCATTCCATTGTGGTATTCAATATACAGATGCATTATATGGTATCAAAAGAAATTAAAACATTAAATCTAGTTTTCCATTTTTTGTTTATAGAGCCTAGCATATTTGTTAGGCTTTTTTGTTTTATGTCTGAATGCCATACCTTTACAATAAAAAATAATGATATGAAAGTAGAAAACAATTTTTTATTTGAGGACGATGGTAAACAGGTAGAGTATAGGCCGTCTCCTAACGTTGGTAAGGACAAAAAAGGATACAAGGTTATTGTAATCCATTTTGATGCATCAAGTGGCTTACAAGGGCTTAATTGGTTGCTAAATAAGAACTCTAAGGTCTCATCTGAATTATGGTTGTCAAGAGAAGGGAAGGTTATTCAGCTCGCTCCATTAAATACAACCTGTTGGCATGCTGGTGTCAGTACGTGGAGAGGTTTAGAAGGTCTTAACAGCTATGGTATTGGTATTGAGATTCAAAACACCGGAAGTCAGGAATACACAGATGTACAGATGGATAAATTAGGTGAAGTAGTTAAACCTATTGTAGAGAAGTATGGATTGGAGATTGTAGGTCATGAGGATATCTCGCCTTTAAGAAAGAATGATCCGTCAGGCGCCAAAGTAAATCTATTTGATTGGAAGAGATTATTTGATGCTGTAGGAGTTAAAACAACGCTATATAAGACAAGTTCAGATTTAAATGTTCGTAGAGGTCAAGGAATAGATTATCCTGTTGTTACAACGCTTAAAAAAGGCGTAGAGGTTTATGAACTAAATAGGATTGGTGATTGGAGTAAAATACAAGTTAAAGGAAGTAAACAAAGTGGTTGGACTAGTAATAAATATTTAGTTAAATAATATGGATCTATCTGAAATACTATATATAGATTATAAAGGCAACATATTGCTAGTTGCAAATCTAAAAGAGGGAAGGTGGATTGATGCGAATGGTTTTATTTTTGACTTTAATAAAAAATATAAAATATGAATAAGCGGGATTACACACACTATGCAAAGTTTTATGGGATACCATGTTACTTTAACGAGAATACACAAGCCTTAGATGGCAGAAATAAGTTTTATGGATTGCTATTAGATGCCGCTGTATGGATTGAACAACAATGGCCTAGTAATGATGATGGATTTCCAATTGAGATAGGAGGTAGGATATGAAGACAATTTCAGATAACATAAAGCCTATACTAGCACTAATAGTAGTGGCAATGACCTATACAATATTTATGGTTGTACTGTTTAGGTATAGTACAGATAATAATGCCGTATCTCAGGTGATTATAGCCGTTGTAGGAGGTTTTGGTACAGCTACCGGATATTACTTCGGTTACTCAAGCGGAAGGGCTGTAAACGATAAGAATACGCCTACTGCTACAACAAATACCGGAGATGTAATTGTTCAACCTAAAGATGAGGGTAAATGAAGAACCTAGCATGGACATTATTTATTCTTATACTGTTGGTATTGGGAATAATGCAGAGCGGATGTGGAAGCCGTAGAAGCCAAGTAAACATCCAAAAGGATAGTGATAAGAACGTAGAGAAGACTACTGATAAGGGTGAGGTGACTAAAGAAAGTTCAACTAAGGAGGAGAGTAAAGCTAGCGAGCAAGCTGCTAAAGTAAATGAGAAGCAAGAGCAAAGGATAACTGAACTGTACTCAGAGAATGGCACATTAAAGAGCCGTATAACGGAGTTAATCAATTCAAGAGATACAGATAACAGCAAAAAGGAAGAAAGTCGCTCATATCTCACCAAATTGCGTGTAGACAGTAATTTCTATACTACTGTGTATAAGGACAGGACAATAACTAAGTGTATTAAGGAGAAAAGCGTTAAAACATCTAATGTTGCTTTTTACGTTGTAATAGGTGTATTAGGAGCGATAGCTTTGTTATTTGGGTATCTATACATCAAAGTCAGATGTAAATTAACAGATCAAGTTAAAAAGCCTTTAGAGAGTATGTTTTAAGATTGGGGAGAATTAACTCCCCTTTTTTATTGAACCTTCAAGTCGTTAATAATTACGCCAACCCCATTACAACATTCACACTCTTTTAATGGTTCATTAATTACTGACATTAAGTGATTGAGATATGAATCTATATTTTCCTTTAAGTCATCATGATTATCCCCTTCAAACGGTTTTATAACTGGATATTTGTCGTAAGCTTTAGGAGATGTTTTAAATACTTCATAAGTCCTAATAGATTGGGTTCTATTTTCATATTTAGGTTTTCTTTTTCTATCCATTGTGACATTGTTTACATCTACTTGATATATGTGGGGTTTAGCTAATGGGATGCGCTTTTTAACAGTTAAACAGAAATCATAGTCAGAAGTTATCTCAGCTTGTTTCGGGTCTATGTTGTCTTTTATATGCGCTCTTACAATGTCATAGCTTTCTTGTGCTGTAAGTTTACATGGTCTGGTATGAATTAGTATGCTAGGTGTTAAAATTAGATCTATCATCTCATGCTTAGGTGAGTTTTCTGTTATTCTTATTTTTGGCTTGCCCCAACTATCTACTGTTCTATAGGAAAAAGGTTTCTTATCATAAATCTCATCAATCTCGGTTATGGTTTCATATTCAAATGGCACGTCTTCTAGTTTAGGTTCTTGAGGGTCTGATTTGTATTGGTACAAGCTCACTAAGCTTCTAAATTCATCGGCATATATTGGGTCATAATCATCATCAACCCCAAGTACAACTTCTGTTTTTTTGTATTCTGGTTTAAACTTATCGGAAAGAGATTTATCTATGAGCTCATATCTCTCATTTATATTAGGTTGACTAACTAGTTTTTGTATTTTAGTTGGCTCATTACTTATTTTAACCCATTTTTGGTGAAATGTTGGACTTGGCTTTTCTCCATCTATTAGATAAGACGACAAGTAGCTTGTATTATAGCTTTTATTTTCTAAATCATCAGTTATATAGTAGCCGTTATTGGTTTTAATTCCTATTATTTTCATTTTCTTAATTCTTTAATTATAAGTTTCACTATTAATTGATTTCTACTCTTGCCAATATCTTTTGTAATTGCATTCAACTCTTCTAATAATCCATCAGGAAGCTGAACCGAAAAGTTATTTCTGTCTTTCTTGGCTTTAAGTTCTGCTTTGGTCATTGAAACCTATTTAAAGCCGCAATCCAAATAACCACCAATGTAACGGTAATTAAAGCTATTGCTGACCATGTTAATACCTTATACCAATTACGCTTCTTAGAAGGCTTTATATTGCCTGATGAGCCTATAATCATGTTATGTCTCATAATCAAAATGGTAAATCACTGTTTAACTGTTTCTTTAATTGTTGGTTCTCATCTCTCAAGAACTCTATCTTAGTGGCAGCACACCTAGCGGCAAATGCTATCATTGTAGGGTATGGCATATCTTCGTCACAGAACTCTTGTAGGTTTAAATGAATGCTTCTTGCTGCGGTATCATAATCTGTTATTTTATCGATGTATTCTTGCTTTATACCGTTCATAGCCTACTAACCCTTTCATCTATTTTTCCATTTAAACAATTTTGAATATACTTCCATGCTTGCATAATGTCTCTATCCATAGATGATATTTTTTCTTTGCTTCCAAGAGTTCTTGCTGCTAATCTTAAGGCATCCTCAATAAGTTTTGCTTGAAACTTGTAAATCTTCAATTCTTCCATAATCAATTAAGGTTAATGTTTATACCATCTGTTATTTCTTTTCCTAAGTCATTCATACATTCTATAGCATAAAGCTTAGCTACCTCTTCCATAAGTCCTACAATCTGATTGATAGAGAAGTTATCCATTACATACTTAAAGTCTTTCTTGTAATACTTTTGGGAGACTTCGTTTTCTAGTTGTTTAATGGTTTTCATACATCTCCTTGTTTTTGTAACTGAATAAGTAATTGTGTTGCCGTAGGAAGGTTGGATAAATCTTCTTGATTACATTCAATAAAATCATCTTTCCATACCCAATCTATGCACTCTAGCTTATAATCAAACTCTGATTCTTTTAAGACCAGGTAACTACATATTGGATTTTTTATATATTTAACTCTTCTAGCACTCATAATTTAAATTGATTGTGATAATTCGTGAATATCTATTGTCGGATGCTGATAAATAAGATTGTTAAAATCTTTTAACTGATTGTACTCCATTGTAGAAAAGAAAGAAAACAACCTATGCAATTCATACCCCATTTCGTAGTCTATATGCTCAACTTGTTCGCGAGGGTTGACAATGGTATAGCATAACTTTTTAATTGATTCTAGGTCTTCTAAAAGCCTTCTACTACGTTGTTTTATTTGAGACAATTTAGCTTGATAATCTGGTAATAGTTCATAGTATTCAAGTTGTGCTACGTTAACAGCACCCATGATAGTTTGAATAGAGGCAGTTAATTTTATTGCCTGTTGTTCTGATAATTTTTGATTCATGTATTAATTGCTATTAGTGTTAACATTAACCATATAGTAATATGCCTTATGTCTATTGTAGTTGATTTACGGGGTTGGTAATGTGCCATATTTATCATTTATTTCTTTTAATGTTTTAATACCCCTAGCGTTAAACCATGATTTATTTTTATTCCCTTTCATCAGAGATAATAAAGCCTTTTCTCCATGTTTAAATGCTATGTTTAATTTGGCGCTATATAAGCGGTTATTGCCTGTATCTGAACCTTTGTATTCAATAAAAGCATTAGCTTCGTTAAAAGCAATCTTAGGGCTTTCTAAAGGGTTGTATAGATATCCTACCTTTACTTCTTCAAGGGTATATGTTTTATCTGTGACTGAGCATACATATCTTCCTTGAAAAGAGTCTCTGTTAAGGATAAACTGTTCGAATGCTTGTGTAGTCTGTTGGTAGAGTTGTTCTGATTTACTTTTAGTTTTTGTCATATTCTTTGTTGTGGTTTAATGTTAAATCTATTACTGAATATTGTTCCTTCAATTGAATGGTTTATATAAGCTTTATATGCCTCTGAACCACATTCGTTGATTCTTATCTCTTGGGTGATTAACTGAGCTTTCAGCGTGTCAGTCATTGGTCTATCCTTGATTCTTTTCATCTTTAAGTTCTTTGACTATTTTATCATAATCCTCCGGTGTTCTAGCTAAAATAACATTAGGTGGAGGAGAGAGAGAAATAAGTTCTTTGAGTTTATCAGCATAATTCATATTTAAGTTAAATAGTAAGTTAATAAGCTCATAAGGGTTCGCATTATTTTCTAAATGCCTAATGACATGGTAATTCGTAGTTTGTCGATATATATTATCATTCTTATGTTCTTCAACGTGTTCAAGTAAATGCTTTCTAGTTTTCATCCATGTCTCCCATGTATGCCTATTATATTCAAATCCGAAATAATACCCTTCGTTTAGTTGACTTTTCATTTCTCTGTTCTTTTAAGTTTAAATCCTAGTTCGTATACTTCTGCACCCATACGCTCAATCTTCTCATGACAATGGTTACAAGTTGCCATAAAGTGATTAAAAAGATTGTCGCCATCCCTGCCTTTTAAGTGGTGGAGGCTTTGGGAACTAATAGTACATCCTTCTATTCTCGCCTCACATTGTTTGTGTTCATTCATATAGGCATCCCGAAGTATTCTATACCTTTTAAGACGTTCTTTTTGTTTTTCTGATATATTGGGTATCTTTTTCTTCTTAACCTCTCCTACAGCTTTATTTTTCTTCTCTTGATATTGCTCCCAAGTCATTTTAGTGACTTCACCAACTTTCATTGGTTTACGTTGTGTATGGCACTGAAAGGAGTAATGAGAGTTTACAGCTTGACAGTACTTACATCTCACTTTCTTTTCTTTCATCTTCGTTAGGATTAAAATATGCAGGTATAAAAAATCGGTATAAACCACTAGGTTTGTCGCTATTCTCCCAAATACTTTTAAAGTTAATGTTTCCATTAGGTTCGTCTAAGGTTGAAATCATAATAGCTTTACCAACTACCTTATCTCCTTGCCTTAGTTTAACTAATGAAGGATTTTCTCTAGCATGTTTGGCAATATCCTGCCACATCTGCATTTCGTATATTGTGGCTAGTGAATAGGAAAATGCTTTCCCATCTATTTCAATTCCATTCCATTTAAAATCTTCTTTTGTTATCATATCGAATTGTCAAATACTATGTTATCACCAAACTTAATTTTAAATTTATTATTGTTGTATTCGCCTCCTATAAGCCTTTCTTCTGGTGTTCTAATATTAAACCACAGTTGCCATCCTGAGACTCTATTACAAGTTAAAATAAGGCCGTATGAGCTGTTAAACAGATTGTATTCTACATCGTCTACAATAACTGTTACATCGTGATAAGATTTACTTGGTATCATTTCTCTAATTCATTAATAATCCTCAATATTTCAGTTATACTACCTTTCTTTCTGCTTAAGGCTATTGTTTTAATCGCTTCTAAGGCTTCTTTATAATCCACTAGACAATCTATGATCAAAAGTTCAACATGATATTCAGGATTAAACAGGCTTCTATCAATCAACTTAGTGAATGACTCATAGCCTCTTTTAGTAGCGTATTCTTTTATTTTGGGTTCAATTAATTTCATGTTTTCAATCTATTTAAAACTTTTAAATCCTCTGTCAAGTCATCAACTTTCAATTCAAGCTTCTTTACATAATCAATCTCATCGTTATACTTCTCTTGTAATATCCTGTTAGCTATCTGTTGTTGTTCTGAATGATGTATAAGCTTTGCATTCTCTCTTCTTAAATCTTCGTTCTCTATTTCAATGTTTATTTGAGGGTTTTTCCTTATAAGATACCAATGGTATTTAAGCATGGCTTTCATTCCTATTTCCTCATCAGCAGAACATTTGGAATAATAGTCTTTTAGCGCTTTAAATATTCCGTATGCTCCTAGTTTAATCTCCGGTTCTTTTGTCATAATTTCAATTTAAAAAACATGAGGCAGCTATCCAGCAATACACCTCATGCCCTAATCTAAACGCTCTGACTCAACTAATAGGTAGTTGACACCTTATTTTTTAGATATAAAAAGGAATAGCAAATAAATTAATAGTATCAATATGCCGATAGCTAGTCCTCCCCAAAAAGGGGCTGTTACCCACCACCAAGACCAATTAATTACCTTGCATAGCTTTAACACTATAAAGACTACTCCCAATAAGCCAACTGTACTAATACCGCTAGATGAACTGCTGTTATTTTTTTCTTGTCTCATTTTATTGATATTTAATTAATAATTCTTCAAAATCATAATTTTGTAATCCCATTAAGTATGAGGCAGGATATGTAGCATTTAAAAACCCTAATCCATCTCTCATTTCCCAATTTCCATTAAGCCATGTCCATCCTGCTTTTTTAAGCTTGTTTTTACGCCTTGTAGCGGCACTTTCAGTTAATGGTTCTTCTAACACCCATCCTGTTTGTATCCGCTCTATAATCGCCCTACAGCGCTTCTGTGATGAAGGCATCTCTATTTGGTATTCTGTACCTTGAGTATGAAGCATGTATTTAAGCATTTTATACCTTAAAGGCACCGTTTCATTTCCAAATCCCTTAGTATCAACAATTAAATTATGATCAGGGAGGATGTAGTCTGGTGTAACTATCATTGGTCTTATATTCTCATGCCTATAGGTAAAAGCAGGTACAAGTTCAAATGATTGTTTTAGAATGAATGGAATATTGTTTTCTTTAAGAAGGTTGTAAAAGTAGTTTTCAAGTTTACTATCGAATATGATTCCGTCTTGCTCTACTTTGCTTGACTTAATCTTTCTTTTATCTTCTGTGCCATCAGGCTTTTTAAATCGTCTGTTAAACATATTTACCAATATTTATCGTTTACTATTCCATCTTCTACACATTCCAAAATATGATGATAGGGGCTGTTGTCAATGTAACCAACCGTTTTACGGCATCTAATGCATTTAAACTCTTCCCAATGTTCAGGATAAGATGTTCTATTGCCTGTACCAACAGTTCCTGTTTCGCCGCAATAAGGACAAAATGAATGAGGATAAATAGTCGGCCTGTCATACATTGTTGGAAAAGTCTCTTCAACTCTTACGAGCTTTAATTGTCGTTTTAGCTGGCATGACGACATTTTAGTCCCTATAAAAGCCTTTTTAATCTTTCTTGGAAGCTTTTCCCCATAATGTAATGCTTCCCAAACTTTGTTGTTTAATTTCATCATATCAGGCGCAGTTAAATGCTTCTTCTAGGTCTTTGAAATTCGCAAGAATATACTCCATAGCTCCGGCTTCACGAGTAACATCATTTTCAGGATTATTCATGAACCCTTGTTCTGTTATTGAAAACCCTGTATAGTGCAACAGTAGGAACTCTAAACTTTCTTCCTCTGTGTATAAAGGTGATGGGTGGTTTATTGATTTATAAAGCTTTCCATCAATCCAGGCGAGCTTAGGGTATAGGATTTTTAAATTTTCTAAGTTGCTATTCATGATATTCCTAATAATAGTTTTACCTTATTTACTTTGTCTCTAAAACCTTTATCGCTATCTAATAAATCAGCATATGATTTTTTTGCATGCATTATTGTAGTATGATTGCTTAACGATAACATATTAGCAGTTTTGGTTAACGAATAACCACCTTTATCGTATATAAGAGTGGAGCAAATCTTTCTTGCATCCCTTTTATCTCTTTTACCATTTGGAGTCTTTAAATCTTTTATTTCAATCCTTGTTATAATGCTTACTGCTCTGAATATTTGATTTGGCGTAAGTTCACTTGGTCTTGTTGCTACTTTCATATTAAAATACTTTAGTGATAAATAATGCTAATACCCATATAACTGTAATTATGGCGGCTATTTTAAGTAGAAAATCAACTATAAGGCATAACCACTCAATAAATCCTTCCCCTAATAGGTAGTATTCAAATTTCTGAAAGCTACTGTTTGAATATTTATATCTGTGATAAGCCCAAATGATTATAGGTATCAATATGCAGACTATAGCTACTGATGCCGGTGTTGGTATAAATGTTTTCATTTTAGTCTAAGCTTAAGAAATAAGCCTCCCGTAGTCGCTCTAACTCTTTATTCTTAGCGTCTATATCCTCTAGCAACTCGGAAAGTTTATAATGTTTGTTAATGTATATTAATAGATTTAACTCAGCTTGTGCCACTTTTATTTCAGTGATAAGCTCTTGTTTTTGATTGGCTTCCATAAGCCTTGTTGTTTAAACGTTTAGTGCCTTGAAAAACTCTTTGTCAGACATTGACTTTAGTGTGTTATAATCAAGTGGAATATCTTTTAATATGTTTATGATTTCCCTATACTTTATAATAGTATCCTTACATCCATGAAAGAAAGGATCTCCTTCATGTTCATCAAAGCTTAAAGGCTTTTGTTGTTTCTTAAGCTCTTGAAACCATATATACTCTGATACACTTATCTGTATTGACTGTGCATTGCTTAATGCGTTGGTTAGATCGTCTCTGTTCATGATACTTTTGTTAAAAGGTTCTCTATTATACTATCCAAAGCAAGTTCAACTTCTCCTGGGTGATAGTTCTGTTTAAACTCATACCAACTTTCTTCTCCTAAAGACTTGGCATATTCTTCTTTTAAATTCTGTACTGTTTTCATAGCTAATCACTTTTAGAATCCATTGTTTTGAATACTCCTAATTCAATCATTTCTTGGTAATCAATTATACCTTCTTTTACAAGCTCCCATCCATATCTAGTTTGCCCGTAATATAAATCTTCCAATGAATCGTCAGGGTCGTTCATATCCCCCTTTACACGAAGCATTTTTTCTTTATATGTTTCTGTGCCTATGACTTTGTCATGTTCATCATAAATTTCAGACTCTTCTTCTTCCTCATTATAATCATCCCACATTCCATAATTATGATTGTGATTTATATAATCATAAACATGTTCTTCATTATCAGCCAATAAATAATCTTGAATTGATTTATGACTGTCTTTAGGACTATAATGTGCTACTGTTATTCTGTATAAATTCATCTTATTTTACCTTTAGGGTCAAACCTTCTGTTCCTGTTTTTACCGGAGGATATAGTTCTTCGATTTCGCTAGTGTCCTCGTTAACTATTGTAGTTTTCTTTGTAAGCGTTTTTAAGAACTTCTCACGCTCTTTCTTTAGCTTATCTAAAGCAACTATCTGTTCATTTAATTCGTTCCATTGTGAGTCATTACAAACGCCAAAATCGTACTTGACCCCTAGCATTGACTTAGTTATATCAACGCCATATTCTGATCTGCTTTTTTCGGTCATTTCTGATAGCGCTAGAGGCTTTATCTCATCTTTCATGAAACCAAGTACCTCTTCTGTTTTTTTAATCATTACAGAGGCTTCTATAGGGCTTACCCATCCGTCTTTAACAGCTTGAATAGCTTGCTCTG